CAAATCTGGAATGAATACAGCATTTCCAAGACCACCAAGCATCTTCAATCCATTCTTTCATTCATCCCATCTCCAAGTATGTGAGAATAAGTCTACATCAAATCCAAACTTCCAGCAATAGGCAAACATACCAAATAACCTACCACTTCCAAATGTAATCTGTAGATGAGGCCAACCAGGATAATCGCAAATGTTAAAACAGATTTGAAGTGCTGTGTATTTCTTGGTTTTTAGAAAGAAAAAGTATAAATCCTTCCCATAATCATCACGGTATCGGTAATCAAAGAGTTTCATTCTTCACCCACTTACAATCAAAAAACACTTTCATCCAAAACCTCACCCAAGCATTAGGAACTTTACCTTCTTGTGGCACCCAAGTCATAGGAGAAAACCCAGCATCACCACCAAACGCATAACAAGTCCAGTTAGATAGTTTTGGTTGTGTGATAGTATATGTGTTTGATTTATCGTAATCAGCAGGAAAAGTATATTCAGTCATAATAAGTATCCTCCTCATATGCAACATAATCACTTTGAATGTAATTAAAGAACTCTCCATCATCGTGGGTCATAGTCCAACACCACTCATCAAAACATTCACCAATCCACCACCAACCAGAATGGAGTTTCTCAAAGAAGTTCATAGGACGATTGTGTTTCATTTTCATCCCCACTTCTTTTTCATTTCATAAGTATGAGTCATATTATACCATCCCATATTCAAATTCGTCCAGAAGTCACGATACCTCATATTATCATCCATACGAAATTCCCTATGATTGATGAGACGATACCAATACCACAGATTTGTGTACTTAATCGGAGAAAATCCGATTATCCACTTGTTTAGAAATACTGGAAAGTTCATTTTAGTTCCTCCTCCTGCTTTTCAATCTCAAAAGTGTCTTGTAAAAAACTCATCGCAGATTTACCAACAACCCAAGCATCTTTATCCTCAAAGAACCTATCCCCCACAGTTCGCATATCATAACCTTCTTTGCCTTTATCAAAGAAAGCAACGACACAACAAGTTTCCTTCTGTTCATAAGTTCCTGTTGCTTTTATTTGAAAACCTTTATACCACTGGATGAGTTCATACGTGTTGTTGGTTTCACTCCAACGGAACTCAATGTTTCTAAATCTCATTTTCCTTCCAGTTCATCAGCAAACTGAGATACCTTGTAGTAATCGTAACCGCAGTTACCGAAATGTCCTCCGCTCATTTTTTACCCTCCATAAATTCTTCAAACAATTTTTTAAGTTCTTCGTCATTATAAACTTGTTCCCAACTTTCACCCATAGCATTTTCCCAATGTGTTCCAGTTCCATTAGTTCTATATTCTGGAAAATCTGGGGCATCAGTTTCCACATAATAAATGATATGTGGTTTAGAAACACTTTTAATTTTCATTTTCCCTCCAGTTCATCAAGAACACCAGCAGCATAACCACCAAAGTCAATCTCACAACCTTCCTCACAATAACTAGGCAGAGCATCAATCAGGTAATCATCAAATCCAAGAAATACCTGAATTGCTTTTCGTTTATGTTGCTCGGTGATTGTGGTATTAGGTTCCGCAATAATTTTGGTTACAATCTCAAAGAGTTCATCAAGGTTAGTCATTTTACTGTACCGTGAAGAGGACAATCACCATTCACCCACTTTTTACCGACAGGCATATCTTGATTGTCAAGAATTGGGCACTTACATCCCTTCTCATATGCTTCTTGTGAGCCAGGAACTAAATTGCCCCAAGCCTTATAAATGATTTCATCAGTCATCACATCCAGTTCTTCATCTGTATAATTTACGGCATCTGGATTCCGAAGACGAGAGTTCTCTGCTTCCAAGAACTTTACCTTTCGTTGTAGTGTCTCATAATTATCATCAGTATATGTCTGCTTATCTTGCAGATCATATTCTCCCATCAACTTCTCCATATCATCTTGCCTGTTGCAATCATTAAATGCAACACGGCAAGCACCATCCATAATGCCATACTCATCAAATCCAACAGCACGAAGAAAACTCTTGAAGAGTTCAAAATACTGATGAGTAGTCAAGTCTTGTGCTGGTGCCTCAATAGTAATCGTCTGTTTATCAACGATTTCAGGAAAATACTGGTTGTGAGATACTTCGGTGTCGTTGACGTAGCAGAATTTGATGGTTGCGTTGTAAGACATGGCAAAGGTGTTTTGTATGAGTGTATTATAGCATAAAAAAGACCCCTGTAAAGGGGTCGGTGTGCCAGTTATTCAGGTGTCTCTTTAGTCAGTTCTCTTATCATCTTCTCATACTTTCGCGCATACCACCACTTTCCTATGGGATTTCTTATCCAAAATGGATGAAATCTTATCATCCACAGTGTTCTTTCAAAGTTTACCTGAATAATCTTGAAGATAAGAAGTATGTATTCTGCAACATTCTTATCCACAAGCATCATATAAAAGATGATTGCAAATGGTATAAAGTATAGGTAATAAGTCATTTACAATCTTTTTGTATATTTATTCGTCATCATTTATAATAAACCATTGAGCATTTTTCAGATAATCCTCAAGAGCATTTCTATCATTCACATCAAAGTCAACATCTTCTTGAAAGAAAGATGTAACGCATAGTGCAGCACCATATTCTGCTGGTTGCTCCCAGGTAGCAGGAGCAATCAGTATCATATCATCTATTAGTGCGGTGATAGTAACTTCACCGCTTCTTTCATTCAGTTCAACATCACGAATTTCCATTTGTAAAATCAACTAGACCAATCATCAAAATCAATGTCCTTATCTTCAGTAAAAGATTTGAGATCTTCGTATTCCACTCCTAAGTATCTTGCAAAGTATTCCAAATCTTCCTGCTCATCTAAATCGATGATCTCTTGAACTTGTTGTTGTGTCATTGTTGTATTCTCCTATCAGTAACCGTAACGTGAAATCAATTGGTCCATTTTGTCTTCTCTATATTCTTCTTCCGTTTCTTCCGTGTCATAATCCTGCAGTTCCTCATAAATGGCATCTGCATCTTTTTCTAGAAGTAATGAAGTCATAAAAAAAAAATGTTTGTAGGAGGTTGTTTATATATAGACAAAAAAGAGGATTACACCTCGATTTTGTCATCATTGTTACTATTCGCAAACTCTGCGTCAATCTTATCGTAAAGTTCAACAAAGGTAGTTTTGGTCTCATCATCAAAACGATTGAGACATACCTTGATTGCCTTCTCCTTCTTACCGAAGATAGAATAAGCACGAAGAACGTGAACCAAACGACGAGTGCTGATTACTTCATCAATTCCACCATCTACAAAGGTCTTACGAATGATTTCAGACCAAATACATAAGTGATTGATGAAATCTTCATGTTCCTTCACCATAGGAATATTAAGTGATTGTGCTACATTTGTCAAGATTTTCTTCTCTACAGTCAGAGAAGGATATTCTTGCTCAAAGGTCACAGGAAAACGTTCTAGGAATGCTTCATTCAACACATTTGTGCCGATGAAACGTCCATCATCACTACCCTTACCCTTGGTATTTGCAGTTGCAAAGATATTGAAACCAGCAGAAGGTTTTACAAACTTACCAATCTTCTTCAAGAAAATACCCTTACCTTCTAGAATAGATTGAAGACACAAAATCTTATTAGAAGCAAGGTCAATCTCATCCAGCAATAGAATAGCACCACGTTGAAGTGCTTCAATCGCAGGGCCATTGTGCCATACAGTTTCGCCATCCACAAGACGAAAACCACCAATCAAATCATCAGCATCAGTTTCAATCGTGATATTGACACGAATTAGTTCCCTACCAAGCTGAGCACAAGCTTGTTCCACACCAAAAGTTTTTCCGTTGCCAGAAAGACCAGTGATGAAAGCAGGATAGAATAAACGAGATTGAATAATCTTCTTAATATCCGCAAAATTACCGAAGCTAACGAAAGTATCATCTTTATCAGGAATAAGGTTTTGCTTGACTGCTTCAATCATAGCAATCGGTTCTGCAGTAGAAGCAGAATAAGTATCTTCCAGTTCATCAATCTTTTCTTTAGTCATTTCAAGATTCCACTTACCACGAGATACTTTGTATTGAGACAGTTTCTTAGAGAGTGTAGCATAAGATGTATTGATTTGCGAAGATACAGAACGAACAGCATCAGCACCAAATTCAGCACCAAACTGTTCTTGAAGAAGTTGAATTGCGGTTTCCATAATGAATAATATAAGGGAAGGTGAAGTGCTGATTACTTTGTAAGTATAGCACGGATTGAAGGGTTCAGGAGTGCCTTGTAGACACTCCCAAAAGTGGTCTAGGCGACCAGTTCCACAAAGGAAGAAAGAACTTTCTTGTTGGTCTTTTTGTTCTTTAGCATCTTGGTAAATGCAGATTTGATAGCAGTTTTAGAAGCACCACTATCTACATTCAGGTCTGCATCAGAACTCATACTGGTAGAAGATAGTACAAAGAACTTATCAAATCCAGAATTACTGAAAGACACAAACTTATTCTTACGAAACTGTTCTTTGATAGCATCATAAGAAACATTTTTATCACCAAACCAGTTATAGCAACTACTAAGTTCTTTGGTAGGAGAAACACGAAAGTTGATTAGATTTACATTCGGGAACATATCCTTGGTGTAAGTCATTAGAACTTTCACAAAATCGGGAAAAGAACAATAAGAAAATGCTGGATACATACGACCATTCTTACGATTACGAATGATTGTTTCGTTTGAGTGTCTATAAGTAACAAACTCTTCTCCATTGTATTGTTTTTTGATTACTCCGTGAGGAGTTACTCTTCCTTCACCATCAGTCAAAAATACTACATTTACCTTTTGTACTTTATTCAAAGAAATGAACTGTGGAATGAGTTGATTGAGAGCAATCATAGTTTCACCCAAAGGAGTACCTGAAAGGTTCATATGATTTGGAACATAACCATACCTGGTTTGATAAGCAGTACAGATTGCCCAAACAGTTTTGAGTTGCTTTTCCAGTTCCTGATTATTCACTTTACTGGTGAATAAGTTCATCAAACGAAATGATGGTTCTGGGCTTAATACATTTGCTTTTCTTTCAGTAGTTGGAGTATGAGTTGGGTCAAATTCCAAATAAGCATTTGTATCTTGTGTAAAGGCATAAACCTCAAAAGGAATATTTACTTTACGGCAGAACCAAATCAAACTCAACAGTTGCTTATAAGTATCCAACATATAATCAGCCATTGACCCAGACCAATCAAGAATGAAAATCAATCCGTGATTTTTACCATCAGGTATTACTGATACTTTCTTGAACAAATCTTCATTATACTTATAGGTATGAAGAAGAGATGTATTCAAAATACCAGTACGAGCAGTTGTAGAACGAGCATAAGCATCTGCTGATTTCTTACACTCAAACTCCTTTATCAGATAAGAAACTTCACGTTCTGCTGATTTCTTGAACTCATTATAAAAAACTACTTGACTTTCATAATAAGATTTATGAATAGATTGCTCATAATACCTACGAGCAAGACGATGAACATACTCATTCGGAAGAACAAGTTTGCTCAAATCAAACTCTGGAAGTTCAACATAAGCAGTATAATCATCAGTATATTTGTTTTCATTCAGTTGCTTTGATTTTTCGTCAAAAGACCTTGATGTTTTTGACTCCAGTTCATTGACACCATCCCTACCACCAACTTCATCTGGTTTTGCTCCACCACTCGCATTAGATTGAGTTGGTGTTGATTGTGATTGACCAGATTTATCTTCGGCATTCTCATTGTCATCGTTAGGTTCTTCATTCTCACCTACACCCTCTTCACTTTGGTTATTATCACCCTGTTGTTGATTACCAGAACCAGATTGTTGATTTCCAAGTTCAGGCATACTTTCAATTTCTTCTTTCTTCTTCTCTTTTACATAATCTACCAAATCTTGTGAAATCTCAAGTACATCCTGAAAAGTTTCAGCAAGGCTAATACGAGTTAGAAACTCTTCTTCTACATCATTGAACTGAATATTATGAAACGCACCAATCTTGAAGTAGAGATTGATACGATCAATCAAACTCATCTCATCAAGATTTTCACCATCAGTACAGAAAAAGTCATCAGCATTCAGTTCATTATAACCAATATAGAATGTCTTAGAAAGTCCAGCATACTTCTTCTTCATCAGACGTTCTATACGAGCATCTTCTAATACATTTACTACATCTTTTGGTACTTTTGGATAATCAAGAGTCCAATCAATATTATCTGTAAAAAGTGCGTGTCCTACTTCGTGAGCAACTAAAAGGTCATATACAGTACCACTTGCCTTTTCCCAGTTAGGAAGAGTCAGAACACGACGTTCTACATCAAACATCGCAGTTTCAGTATTCTTATGTTCAATAATCAGGTTTTCTGTTGCTAGACATTTAGCAAGCATTCCCTTGACTTCTTTGTTGACTGTCATACCTGTCCTATGTGTATCTCAATAGTATAGCAGGTCTTTGCTGGGTTCTGGTGGGGTCTTGGACCAGTTCCCAAAGTGGCTCTAAGTTTCTAGATATTATATATTCTCAAAACCTACAGAGTTATTTTAGTGACTTTTGATATATTTGTCAAGTATTTTTGAATACAAAAAAAAGAGAGTATGAGCCACCACACTCATACTCTCCATTCTGTTATATCTGTCCTCACCACCATTAGGACAGGTCTTACAACTCAAAGATACAAAGTTGCGAAGACCTTTATATCTTAAGTCATTTCAAATCAAATGTCAAGTGACTTAAAACCCAGGAATAAAAATATCTTTACATATTTCATTCATAGGAGTTCCTGTCATTCCGGAATGAAGTGCTCTATAATCTTGATAACCAAAAACACCAATATTCATAAGATCATCATTCCTATACTTATGTGAATAATTATAGGAATATTGTAAAGATTGTTTTTGATATTTTGGATGTAAATTTAGAAAATCTTCAGATCTTTTATGAGCGTCTTTCCAAAAAACACTATCAAATTTAGAACCATACGAATAATGAAATGCAACAGAAATTTGCAAATCAAACATATCTTGATAATATCGATGATTACAAAGTTCAAAAGTTGCTAATGTTCTATCATCTAAGTAATCACAAATATATTCTGCAAATCTTGCATAATAATGTAATCCTAAAGCATGTAAAGGATCTAAAAACATCAATCGATTTCCATTATATGCTTCATACTTATTTGTTACCATTCTTTTGGCATACTTTTGTTTCCAATCAATAGTTCTACAATTTTCTTTTCCTAACTTTTTTTGTAGTTCTTCTTTATTTTCAAATTTCTTATTGAAAAAGTACCCACATTTAGTTAAATTTCTATGCGGAAATGGAAGACCAAACTGCCAACCATGTTCTGTTGCACAATGTATTGTATATGTTGGATCGTCAATTCCATCTTTAATATAAAGAATTCCACTATTTACTGTCTCAAAAATTGGGTCATTATATTCATCAGTATCAGACCATCCAGCACAAGAAATAAGAAAATCATACTTATCTTGATCTATAATTATTTTATCATTTTCAGTATCTAATCCATATTGGGTAACTTTTTTAGCATGATACACAATACCAAGTTCTTCTATTTTTTTATGAATAAAAGGATTAAATATTGAACTTTCAAACTGAAAAGCATCTAAATTACTACTGAAATGATGCCTAAAATAATCAGATTTACCATATCCCCAATTAATAAATTTAATTCCATTCTTTACAGATGCAATTCCATTATCAACTAAATCACCTACACATATATCCAAAACATTATAAAGTAAGTTACTGATAATAGGTGTGGTAGATTCTCCAACATTAAGACATGGTTTATCAGGATCATAATAAATTTCCACCTCATGACCACGCAGTATACAAGTCAATGCACTAATAATTGCACTTGTACCTTTTCCAATAATTGCAATTTTCATTCAACAACAAGTCTCCATTGTAAATTTAAACCCATTACATAATCTATAAGATCTTGTGCCCCATATGAACAAATATCTGTACCTATATCGAAAATAAAATCTGCCTCATAGAGATTTTCTATTTCCTCAACACTACGAATAGCACTAACGTGTCCTTGAGTATTAGCAATTCGAAAAGTTTTAATTTCTTTAATCATTTTTATTTTTCTCCAGAATTAAATTAAGTTAAAGGAAACAATTAATCTTTTTTTTATTGATTTATTAGGAATTGTATAATGAAGAATTGAAGAAGGGAAAAATATAATAGAACCTTCATCAACTTCAGGTTTATAAGTAATTATTTCACCAGTCAAAGTATTATTGACTGGTGAAATAAAAACTGTCGAAGTATGTTCTTCTTTATCATATTGAATATAACAAATAGAACTATATCCATATTGTCCATGATTATGAATTGAATGACTTCCATTTATTTCAGTTTCTTCATACCAAGATTCTTTTATTTTTAAATCAAAAAGATTAAATTCTTTTCTAAGGATATTTATTTCATCTTTAAATATATTTTGTATATCGCTATTTAATATTTTATCATTTTCATAATAATTTGTAAACAATGATTCAGTATTATCCAAAGAAAGGTGCGTTTTTTCGCACAACTTTAATAATTTTTTCTTCTTTTCTTTCCAGTCATTTACAACTAAATGAACTAATGGCACAGTAAACATGCCGATAATACAATTCTCTGTCATCCTCGGTCATAAGCATATTGAACACAGTGTCCGTTTCTTCTCACATAATGAAAGAATACTTGATGATAATAACTATCTTTATTTCCTTTCATTGGTTCTCTCCAATGTGGAAGAATGCACCCTTTATATAGAGCACCATCACCAGGTTTCATAGTACACGAAAGAGGTGGTTCATCATCAGGACGCTCAAACATAATCGGCCACTCATAATCTAAATTTTGACTGATATTTACAGTAATACTAATTTCACACGAAGGTCTATCAGTATGCTTTGTAAGTTCATGTCCTTTAAAATAGAACCGATCATAATAATAGGTAGGATACAATCGTTCACCAATCGTATTCTCAATTACTTTCATTATTTCGTAATGTGCTTCTTTGAATTTGGGATGATTATATCGTGCCAAACTACCAGAAACTTGTGCCTCATTTGATTCCACAGAAACTTTTCCAGGACCATCATAACGATACATTCCTCTTTCCCAAGGAACATCTTCATAAAGTTGAGATGCATCAATAAGATTTGGCATCTCAATTACAGACCATTCTAATTTATTACTCATTTCCACCTAGGACCTACCACCCAACCAATCAGAGATTTGCGATGACCAGAAATAACTTTCTTCACACGATGTTGAGTTCTACTATCAAATACAATTACAGTTCCTCTGGTCTTTGGGACAAAATATGATTTACCATCACTATTCAACAACTGAACTTCACCACCCTCATAATCATCAGGGTCTGAAAGTTGTAGAATGAATGATAGCTTTCGAATTTGTTCAGAATTCGTAATTACAAAATTTTCTTGTTTATTTTCTGTGGGTTTGTAAGAAACTTCAATACTTGCATCATTGTGCCAACCATAATATTCACCTTCCTCATAAGAAGTATATTGCATTGCTTCCCCATCAAACCCAGTAACATCATACAAAAAGTTTTCACGATTTGCACGAAGAACATGATAATAAGCAAATCCTGCTACCCAATGATTTGAAGGCAACCAAGAAGTTTTACTGTCTCTTTTCTCTAATGTAACACCACCAAAAGTATGTGCCTGTTGAAAATTTTCATCTAGTTGAATTAAATCTTTTTCAATCAAATCAACCATTTCTTTTGGTAATGCACTAAAATACCAAACTGATGTATTTGCCATATAAAAATAACAATCTTTTCAACATTATATAGTATGGTATAAATGATGTCAAGTTGTCGGTTTAGGTACGGGTGGTTCCCATTCACAAGTTTCTTCATTCAAAATCCAAGAAGGATAAGGTTTTGGTGCAATAAATGCAGTTAAGATTTCATCATAAGTTCCACCAATTCCTGGTTGATTTTTAATTTCATCAGTATTTTCAATATAAATTTCATCACCATATGGTTTTGTATCCATAAACTCACGACTTGCAACAATCGTGTTTAAAATCGAACCATCTTCTCCAATATGTACATATACTCTTGGAAGTTGATATTCATAAATTGCTTGCGCTTCTTCTTGTTGTTGTCTTTCAAGTTCTTGTTGTGCTTCTTGTTGTTGCCTTTCAAGTTCTTGTTGTTGCTCTAGTTCATATTGAGCAATTTCTTCTTGTGTTTTCCAAGAAATTGTGGGTTCGTGCCAAAAATATTCTGGTGTTTGTTCTGTATTTTCCATGATTTCCATAGTTTCCTATCCTATATATCTGATAATAATACAACCTGGATTTCCATTTTGTCCTGTTGGAGAACCACCACCTAATCCAAAATCTGTTGGAGTAGAATTTACATCAATAGGGCCAGTTGTCGAACCAGGACCACCTCCACCACCTCCGCCGCCATAACATGCAGAAGTTCCACTAATATTATATATTAATCCTGCCCCTCCAGCGGCACCGGTGCCACCAGCACTTGCAGCTCCACCACCACTGGACCCTATTCTAGGACTAGGACTTACTCCCCCATTAAATCCAAGTCCAATAACATTTGCACCAAGTCCCCCCCCACCACCTCCAGAACCTAGAGGATTTGATGCTGAACCTTGCGCCCCACCTGGAGAAGTAATACTTCCACCATTATAATTAAAAATAGTTGGTCCTCCAGAACTAGTAGCAAAAATACCACCAGAACCAATAGTTATAGGATAAGAAACACCCCCAATAAGCGGAATATTTTTAGCATATAGAACAGATCCACCACCACCTCCAGTTCTAGCTGGTCCAAAAAGTCCAGCACCACCACCACCACCAACAACAAGTATATCTACAATACTTCCAGATCCAGTTGATGTAAGTGTCATTGAACCAGGAGTGCTGAAAGTATGAACAACATATCCAGTAGTTGCAGTACTAACTGTGGTAGAATTTGCCAAGTTTGATATTCTTTGTCCAACAATGATTGCCATAGTTTTTTAAGTTAAATATCTAATAATTATAACACCCGGTACTCCATTATTTGGACCTGCACCAGACCCAAAGTTAATAGGGAAATTATTGGGCTGCGTATCTCCAGACCCACCAGCACCAAACATTTCATCAGTTCCCCTAATAGTATATGGCACTCCAGTTCCGCCCCGATTTCCTGATCCAGGGCCACCGGCACCACCTCCTCCACCAGAAGAAGGAGCCCCTGGAAACCCATATCCAGTAATATTAGCTCCAACTCCCCCAGCACCGCTAGGCCAACCACCACCAGCCCCAGAACCAAGAGGATTTGACGAACCACTTCCACCGGCACCTCCTGGGGCAATAACAGTTCCTCCATTATAACTCAAAGTGGTCTGGCCACTAGGAAAACTACCAACAGTTATGGGATATGAAACACCACCTTTAATTGGAAGATTTGCATAATACAAAACAGAACCACCACCTCCTCCACCAGACCATGGACCACCACCATAACCACCAGCACCAACTACAAGAACATCTATTTTTCCGCCAATATCTGCCGAAAATGTTGTAGAACCAGGAACACTAAAAGTATGAACAGTATAACCAGCAACTCCAGTATTAACTGTAGTAGAATTTGTTATGGTTGATAATTTTGGTCCTACAAGAATTCCCATAGTTTTTAATTTATGTATTTAATTTATATATTTAATAATTATAGCACCAGGATTTCCAGCAGCCTGAAATCCTCCAGAACCACCTAGTCCAAAATTTGTAGGCAAAGATCCAGAACCAAAGAGACCATTAACATATCCTCCGCCACCACCACCATAAAACACAGAAGATCCAGTAATACTATAAGAAACTCCTATACCACCAATACCACCGGTATTAGAACTTCCTCCACCACCAGCACCACCAGCACCACCACCACCACCACCACAACCAGGAGCAAATCCACTACCGCCCGGAAATCCAAGTCCAATAACATTTGCACCAGTTCCACCAAATATGGCAGGATTGCTATTACTACCACCAGATCCACCACCAGAAGATTCTGGAGATGGTGTCGCAACAATTCCTGTTGGTCCAGAAGGAGATCCGGCGCCGCCCCCGGCAGCAACAATAGATCCACCATTATAATTAAAGATACTAGGTGACCCAAAAGAACCACTAGATCCACCACCAGCAGTCAATGGATAAGATACTCCCCCAATAACTGGAATATTTCTTGCGTATATGACGGCTCCACCGCCACCGCCACCAGCACCCCAGGAAGTACCATTACCTCCTCCACCACCGGCACCAACTACAAGAACTTCTAGGGCACCACTTCCCTGTGGCGTAAATGTTGCTGCACCAGAACTGAAAGTATGAATAGTATATCCACTAATATTACTAATGGTTCCACCACTTGCCCCTGATATTCTTGGCCCTACGTATATTGTCATGATTTTATGAAGGGTAACGGATAATTATAACGCCATTGGTTCCGCCAAAATTACCTAAACCATTAGAAGAACCACCTAAACCAAAGTTTGTTGGAGAAGAAGTGGGGTGTAGAGCACCGGCAGTGGCGCCACCACCACCACCATAAAATACTGGAGAACCAGTAAAACTATAAGATATTCCCGCACCAGCGAAGTTGGGACCTGTACCACCACCAGCACCGCCACCGGCACCAGAACCAGGGGCACCCCCAGGAGCTCCTGGAAATCCAAGTCCAATAACACCAGCACCTGAACCACCACTGGCACCATATGCACCACCGCCTCCAGATGCAAGTGGCGAAGACGCTCCAGGATTGCCGGGAATTCTTCCGCCGCCACCACCACCAGTAGCAGTAATTGTACCACCATTATAAGTACAAGTTGTTATTCCCCCCGGAGCACCAGTAGAAGACAAAGCACCAGGAGGACCTCCAGCACCTATAGACATTGTATATGCAACGCCAGAAATAACTGGTACAAATTTTTGATAAATTGTAGCACCTCCTCCACCACCGCCAGCATCCTGTTGAGGCGCCGTCACCACTCCTCCGCCACCTCCACCACCAACTAAAAGAACTTCTATAGGACCACTTCCGTTTGGAGTAAAAGTACCTGATGATGTAAAAGTATGAACAGTATAACCAGTGATACTACTAATAGTACCACCAGTTGCCGAAGTTATTTTTGCTCCTAATAATAATGACATATTTCTTTTTTTCTTTTATTTATGCTGGATATCTAATAATAACAACACCAGGAGTTCCTGCACCACCTAAACCATGCCCACCTACGCCATAAGCACCACCACCAGGAGATGCAAATCCAGTACCAGTTGCGTTTGCTCCACCGCCGCCACTACCATAAACGGTAGCAACTCCAGTGATCGAATAAACTAATCCTGCCCCACCGACACCACCCGAAGAAGTAATCGTTGATTGCCCAAATCCACCAGCGCCGCCGCCGCCACCACACCCATTACCAACAGCACTGTTTCCACCAGAAAAACCTATTCCAAGTATATTGGAACCAGATCCTCCAGTATTTGCAACTCTTGCGTTATTGTTTCCTCCACCACCAGAACCAGGCATAATTTTTATCCTTTAATTTTTAATTATTTATCAAAGTATTATAATTTTTCCACTAAAACAGATCCCATCAGGTTAGAGAATATCGTATTAAGTGTTGCAGATCCATTAAATCCAATATTTGCAAATGAACCTGCACCATTATATGTACCATTAGAGGTTCCGATCAATGTGGCAAGTGACTGATTAACAAAGCTACCTCCTCCGCCTCCAACGCCATTAGAAGTGTTATTACCTGCACCACCAGAATATCCACCACCACCACCAACAGATCCTTGATTACACCATTCTCCACCACCTCCTCCACCAAATCCACCTTGATCCTGACCAAGATTATTAAAGTTTCTACCACCAATTGTTTGTGTTTGTGATGTAGAACAAGATCCTCCTCTTCCTCCAGTACCAGTAGCATTGGTTATATCAACTCCACCACCAGCAGTATCTACACCAGAACCACCATACCCAGTTATTCCCGCACCACCACCACCACCGCTATAAGTAAGGCCACCACCGCCAGCAGATCCACCAACATTACCACTAGAATTAGTGCCGCCAGCATTTGTAGTTTCTCCAGATTTTCCATTTACTGGACTACTATTACCACCACCACCGGAGCCGCCGCCAGCAACTAAAATTGGTGTGGATAAATTATTTTTAAATACGAAAGTTCCGCCACCACCACCAGCAGATCCACTACCATTATTGTCAACATAACCACCTCTTTGTCCAATAACAAAGATCATGAACTCACCCTGTGCCAACGAAATAGTTGCTTGCATTTTTGCCCCAAATCCACCAAAGAAAGAATTCCATTTACCCGCACCCCCTTGGGCGCCGGATGCAGTTATTCTATAAGTTCCACTTTCAGGTACTGTCCATCTTTGATACCCTTGCGTAGAATTAAACAAATTCAAATATGAGGTATTACTTGCCCAACTTTGAGCAGCATATGCGGATTGTAAGTTTGCTAATGTTGGTCCAGTTGTTCCTTCTGCAGTTGCATTTGTGAAAGTAAAAGATGTAAAAGAATATAATGATTCGATAATAGTAATCACAGGACTATAAGTAAGAATAGATCCACCAGCACTTGTCTTAACACCTAACTGGAATGTTTCTCCTACATCAGGAATACCATCTGATGATGCAGTAATTGTTGTAGTAGCAGTACCAGAAGAAACAGTATATGTACCACTCAATGAATTACTGGTAAAGTCACCAGCACTAATTCCTGCTCCACCAACAATATCATAATAAAGTGTAGTACCATTCGCAAATCCTTGTGCCTGAGTTGTAAAGGTAACTGAAGAACCTTCACCAATTGTAGTTGCAGAAGATGTAGTCGCAAGTGTCGTGTTATTAATTGTAACAGCAGAACTTGTGGATGCTATTTCACCAGTAGGACCATCAATTCTTATGCTTACAGTAAATGTCTCTGAACCATCAACTAATTGATCATTTGCTATAGGAACACTAAATGATCCAGTACTATTTGTAATATTGAATGATCCTGAAGTGGCACTGAAATCTGCATCAGTAGTGGTTATATGATTTATATTCCAATATAATGTTATATTTGCTAAACCATTACTAGAAACATTGAATGTACCAGAGGAACCTTCAGCAATTGATGTTGGTATTGAACTAAAAGTATATGCTGGAACTACAGTAACAGGAGTATTTAATGTACTCATAATTGGACCATTATTGCTATTTGCTCTTAAATTTAAAGTAAATGATTTATTTCCTATTCCCGTTATTGTTTTACTGATTGGAACAATTGCACCATCAGATACTGTTGTTGTTCCGGTTAAATTATTATCAGTAAAAATTGATGAAGTTACACCAACAATATCATAATAAACTGTTGTTCCGTTAGTAAGTACTGTATTACTACTAAACGTAACAGTTTGTCCTACGGATCTTGTATATGAATTTGCTGCTAAAGTAAAGTTCCCATAACTACCAATACCTGATATAGGAGAACCATAGGCAGTAACAGTTCCAATAGGAAGATTTATAACAGTATCAGTTCCAGGATTACCATTAGTTCCACCAGCACCAATATTCATTGTATAAGCAACACCAGCAAGTACTTTAACTACCTTTTGATATAAAACAGAACCACCTCCACCTCCACCACTACCACCAGTTTGAGCAGAACCAGCAGAACCACCACCAACCACAAGAACTTCTATAATTCCATTTGTAGTTGGCGTAAAAGTATTATTTCCTACAGTATCGAAAGTATGAACTTTATATCCACTAATAGTACTAATGGTTCCACCAGTTGCACTTTCCAATCTTCCGCCAGAAATAAATGCCATAATCAAATAATATCTTTTTTATTATTTATAATTTAAAGTGTGGCAATAGTTATTGAACCATGAGACCATCCACTGGACTGGCCAATAGTTCCTGCAGTATTTACCTGATTATTTCCAGAATTATAAGAACCAGCACCTTGCCCAGCGCCCCAAGATGTTCCATTCCAACCAGCACCTCCACCACCACCACTATATCCACCACCACCGGCTCCTCCCTGACCACCCCCACCAGAACTTCCACCACCACCAAATCCACCTACACCATTTGTCGTCCCCCCAACAAATCTAGTGCCACCTTGACCAGTTCCTGAATCGGAATTATTTCCATTGGACAACCATCCAGCACCTCCTCCACCACTACCATTAGCACTTCCAGAAGGTCCACCAAATCCACCTTGCCCTGTTCCTTTACTTCCAGCATCTGGAGGACTTGGATTTGCAAGACCAGAAACCGGTGTACTAGTTGCACTTCCACCTCCACCCAATGATCCAGTAGGGTATCCAGTATTTCCATGTCCCCATCCTCCTCCACCACCTGCTGCAATTAGTAATCCGCCGCCACCAATAGAACCAGTATATACAAAACTTCCACCACCTCCCCCAGATCCATTATCACCATAAACTCCCATTTGTCCAACAACAAGATTTAATACAGTTCCTATAGTTAATACAAAATCTCCTCGTATTGTTGCACCCTGTCCAGGTCTTCCTGGAAAAAAAGTTCCTCCACTATTTTGACCACCAGATGCACCCACAGTAGTTATTCTATAAGTTCCAGTTAAAGGTACTGTCCAAGATTGAATTCCAGAGGCAACTGAAAAATAACTAGCAAACCAAGATTGTGAAGTATAACTAGAAACTGCTGCAAAAGATGTTGGACCAGAATATCCAGTAGCAGTTCCATTTGTGAAAGTAAAAGATGTAAAAGAATATAATGGTTCGATAATAGTAATCACAGGACTATAAGTAAGAATAGATCCACCAGCACTTGTCTTAACACCTAACTGGAATGTTTCTCCTACATCAGGAATACCATCTGATGATGCAGTAATTGTTGTAGTAGCAGTACCAGAAGAAACAGTATATGTACCACTCAATGAATTACTGGTAAAGTCACCAGCACTAATTCCTGCTCCACCAACAATATCATAATAAAGTGTAGTACCATTCGCAAATCCTTGTGCCTGAGTTGTAAAGGTAACTGAAGAACCTTCACCAATTGTAGTTGCAGAAGATGTAGTCGCAAGTGTCGTGTTATTAATTGTAACAGCAGAACTTGTGGATGCTATTTCACCAGTAGGACCATCAATTCTTATGCTTACAGTAAATGTCTCTGAACCATCAACTAATTGATCATTTGCTATAGGAACACTAAATGATCCAGTACTATTTGTAATATTGAATGATCCTGAAGTGGCACTGAAATCTGCATCAGTAGTGGTTATATGATTTATATTCCAATATAATGTTATATTTGCTAAACCATTACTAGAAACATTGAATGTACCAGAGGAACCTTCAGCAATTGATGTTGGTATTGAACTAAAAGTATATGCTGGAACTACAGTAACAGGAGTATTTAATGTACTCATAATTGGACCATTATTGCTATTTGCTCTTAAATTTAAAGTAAATGATTTATTTCCTATTCCCGTTATTGTTTTACTGATTGGAACAATTGCACCATCAGATACTGTTGTTGTTCCGGTTAAATTATTATCAGTAAAAATTGATGAAGTTACACCAACAATATCATAATAAACTGTTGTTCCGTTAGTAAGTACTGTATTACTACTAAACGTAACAGTTTGTCCTACGGATCTTGTATATGAATTTGCTGCTAAAGTAAAGTTCCCATAACTACCAATACCTGATATAGGAGAACCATAGGCAGTAACAGTTCCAATAGGAAGATTTATAACAGTATCAGTTCCAGGATTACCATTAGTTCCACCAGCACCAATATTCATTGTATAAGCAACACCAGCAAGTACTTTAACTACCTTTTGATATAAAACAGAACCACCTCCACCTCCACCACTACCACCAGTTTGAGCAGAACCAGCAGAACCACCACCAACCACAAGAACTTCTATAATTCCATTTGTAGTTGGCGTAAAAGTATTATTTCCTACAGTATCGAAAGTATGAACTTTATATCCACTAATAGTACTAATGGTTCCACCAGTTGCACTTTCCAATCTTCCGCCAGAAATAAATGCCATAATCAAATAATATCTTTTTTATTATTTATAATTTAATAAGTATGAAATTATAACCCCCAATGCTACTAATGACTCCACCAGTTGCTTTTTCTAATCTTCCGCCAGAAATAAATGCCATAATCAAGTTGGATATCTAATAATGACACATCCAGGATTTGATGGTTGTAGACCAACACCACCAGAACCACCTAGTCCAAAATTTGTAGGCAAAGATCCAGAACCTAATGATCCTACAGGCCAACCAGCTCCTCCACCACCATAAAACAAAGAAGTTCCATTGATAGTATAAGATACTCCTATACCACCAACATTTCCAGAAGCAGCACCACCAGCACCTCCACCACCACCAGTAAAACTATCACTGCCATTTCCACCAGGAAATCCATATCCACTATTTCCATTGCCTGTTCCTCCAACACCGGCTCTATTTACAATTGCTCCAGAACCACCGCTACCAGAACCAAGAGGATTTGAATTTCCTGCTCTAATTTGATCACTCACAACACCACCAGCACCACCACGAGCAGTAATACTTCCACCATTATAATTAAAAGTAGTAGCCGCACCAGCACTAATTGCTGCTCCACCGGCACCAACTGTTATGGAATAAGAAACACCAGAAAGAACTGGAACAAATCTTTGATAAAAAACAGAACCTCCTCCACCTCCACTAATTTCATTTGCGCCAAGAGATCCTGTTCCTCCTCCACCACCAGCAACTACAAGAACATCTACTGTTCCATTTCCTTTTGGTATAAATGTTTGCGAACCAGGAGTGCCAAAAGTATGAACAATCGCACCGGTAATAGAACTAATCGTTCCACCAGTTGCTGAAGTTACTCTTGGTCCCGCAATAAATCCCATATTACTTTATTATTCTCTTTTTTGTATTTATATCGTTTTTATTGATTCAAAGATTTTATCAATATCAAACAATTCTTCTTGTTCATTAAATGGATATTCATGTTCCGCACCATTAAAATCAAAATCAAACAAATAACTTCCTGGCAATTTAAAATTATGTGGTTTAATTGTTTCAATATTTGTATGCATATCATATCCAAATACTTTTGGACTTGTACCATTCCATAATACAACAGAAGGAAGTTTAAGTGCTGCGGCAGCATGTTGTAATGAACTATCAATCAATATTCTTTTATCACTATGAATAATAATACTTAAAAATTCCATAGTTGATAATTGCGTTTCTTCATCAAATTGAATTGGAGTTGCATTCATTAATTTTGAAGAATTTATTTTTGTAACTTGATAAATTGTATATTCTTTATGATACTTATCTACAATCTGTTGTGCAATATCAAAGGGCATATCTCGTGCCCACATATAAGGTTTTGCATCAGCACTAATCAATCCACCATTCGTATGAATTACCATTGTTGGTTTTTTATCCTTTACCCAAATATCTTTTGATATTTTCTTCTGTAACGAATTAAAAATCAATTCTGGCATTTCACCATGATATTCTAAATCATACATCTTACACCAAGTTTGAATCAGTGGAAGTTTCTTATGAATATGATCTGTAGTAAAATAAGGTTCATTATGAAAAATCAATGAGTCCTTATTTTCAATATAATTTTGATAAAAATAACTGGTATTTCCTAACTGATATACTCTATCTACAAATGGTAAATTCATAAAAATATCAGTATAAACAGAAACAACAATTAATTTTCTGCTTGGATGATTATTTTTAATACACTTTGCTACTGCAATTGCTGCTATATGTTTTCCTAATCCACCTTGAACGTGAAAAATACTATAAGTTTCTTTCATTATAAAATCTCTATTGCCAAGGAAGATCTAAAGAAATAGTTTTTGGTTCTGGTGGGTTTAAAACAGAATTAATCCAAACAGCATTATTGATTTCATGATTGCCAAGATTTTCATCAAGATTTTCTTTTACCCAACCAAGAACAATTTCTTCACTTAAATCTTCATAAGAAATGAAGTTTTCAATATTTGCTGTTTGTAATTCCATACTTCCACCAGAACTACAAGATATATCCCCATCATTTGAATTTACTACATACTCAACACGTACAACTGTTCCACTATCATCATTTAACTGTACTAATTCACGAATATTCCAAACATGAGTAATTGACATTTTATTCTCCCTTTGGGTTTACAATTTTAAATTGTTTTGAGCTTAATTTACTATATTTAGAAACAGAAAATTCAGATGCTTTTTGTCTCCAAATATCCATTCCTTGACATTTACTTAAAATATAAGAAGAAAGAACTTCTGATGGATTGGGAGCAGTTGATTTGAGTTGTGGGCGAACTTCGTGCATATCTGCAAGTCCATAAGTATTAATATCTTGCTCACGATTTTGATTTTCTAAGTTATTAAAGTCGTGTTCATAATACTCTTCGCCAAGAAACTCATACAATTTCTTGAGAGTTTCCTCTGGTGTTTTAACAATGTCTTGATATTCCACAAAGTGCATTCTATCACCAAATTCTTGATTAAATCCTTCTACAATAGCATTTAATGATTGACCCAAAATTCCCTCTGGCCCTGCAATATATTCACAACGATTATCATCATTCAAAGGAATATTCAATTTAACTAACTGCTCATCAATGAAATTGATTCTGGGATTACCTTCTTTATAAGGATTTCTACGAATCATTGTAATCATTGATGTTAAAATCTCATCAATATCACGAACAGGAACAATAATCTTTGCCTGCTGTCCAATGTACCCTTCAATATAAGGTACTCGTGCAGTCCAAGCACGATTTTTATCAATAATTACTTCATTATCAACATCAGCATAAAACTGACGAATGATATTAGAAATAATCAAAGATGCTTGTTCTGGTTTTGGATATCCGTGATAGAGTTCATCATTTGCCAGATGATTTTCTACGGCATACATTGTAGAAAGAACTGGACTTGATGGACCAGAATAAAATTTTGGATTTTGATTTAGAATTGAAGAAAGCAAAGTACTTCCGGATCTTGGAAGTCCTGCCATAAAATAAAACTTTTTACTTCTTAAATGATTTGGATTTGTAGAAGTAAAGAAACCACTTTTTACCATATCTTATTGACTAATAATCAAATTATATATTCAAACTATGTATATGTCAATCAACCACCACTACTAATACCAACACGTCTTTCAATTTCAAGTATTCTATTCTTGAGTTCTTGATTTTCTATATCGAGTTCTTTAATAGCATTCACAAGAACTGGCAACATCATTGTTTCACGGAGTTTGAGATGATCAGGATCACAAGCATCAACAAGTACTGAAGGACTTGTTTCGTGTTCTAATATATTTTGAGCACTAAATCCATATCTACGTGTATTATCTGTAATATTTTTAGAGTTTCTATCTATCCAGTTATATTCAATTGGTTTTATTTTTTGTACAAAATTCAATCCAAGTGGAACTGGAGTAATATTACCTTTGTCTCTTTCATCGGAAATAATCGTCCAGGCAACTTTAATTGTAGCAGCTGTATGATTAAAGTTACCAAGAACAATATTATTACTAACCCCAGCAAGAGAAACAAGACCAGGAGTTACACTACTACCAGCGGAAGAACCAATTGCAATATTATTACTTCCAGCAGCAGATGCCGGAAATAATGCAGATCTACCAATTGCAACATTATCAGAACCAGTAGTATTATTTCTTCCTGCATAGAAACCAAAAAAGTTATTATAATTTCCAGAAGTATTCGAACATCCTGCACGATTACCAAAGAAATTATTACCACTTCCAGAATTATTTGTAGCTCCTCCCGCAAAAAGACCAAAATAATTATTAGAACTTCCAGTAGCAGCTTGCCCAGCTACTGCACCAAAGTAGTTATTGGCAGATCCGCTAACATTAAGACATCCTGCACGAATACCAAAGAAGGTATTATAGTTTCCAGTAGTATTACATAATCCTGAGGCACACCCAAAGAAAACATTATGACATCCAGTAGATAATGAAGCACCAGCAGAACTACCAATACCAACATTAAAAGGACCTGTAACATTAACACCAGGAGTTCCTTTACCAGCACTAAATCCTAAAAAGATATTACTAGAAGCAGTAGTATTAAATTGTCCAGCATAAGTGCCATTGAAGATATTATGATTTCCAGTAGTATTACTTCTTCCTGCACTATTGCCCTGAAAATTATTACCACAACCAGATGTATTAACAAATCCAGCCAATCTCCCAAAGAAGATATTATAAGATCCTGTGTTATCCTGTCCCGTCTGAGTTCCAGCAAAGAAATTATTAGTTCCAGAATTATTACACCCAGATTGAGTACCAAAGAAAATATTATCAAATGCAGCAGTATTTTTTAAACCGGCGAAATTACCAACAAAGAAATTACCAGTACCACTAGTTATTGAAGCACCAGCAGATTGACCAATTGCTACATTAGCACCTCCACTAATAGCAGCACCACCAATACCTTTACCTGCTCCACAACCAGCAAAGAAATTATGAGAAGCAGTAGTATTACATCCTGCGTTCAAACCAAAGAAAATATTATAGCATCCACTATTACATCTTCCTGCACCATTACCAAAGAAGTTATTATAATTTCCAGAAGAATTATATTGCCCAGCAGCATTACCAAAGAAGTTATTATTACATCCAGTGGTGTTACAACTTCCTGCTATATTACCAAAGAAGTTATTATTACATCCACTGTTGTTAGAAGATCCCGAACACCAACCAAAGAAGTTATTGTTATTTCCACCAATATTACTCTGTCCTGCATAAGCACCAATGAAGTTATTACAATTTCCACTAGTATTGGATTTTCCTGTACTTTTACCTAAAAAGTTATTAAAACATCCAGAAGTTATATTAAAACCAGCACAACTACCAATACCAATATTATTACATCCAGTAATTGAATTAGTATTTCCTCTACCAGCATTAAAACCAGCAAAGAAGTTACTAGAACCAGTTGTAATACAACATCCAGCACATTCCCCAAACAAGTTATTATCAGTTGCGGAAGTTATATTCAGACCAGCACTATTACCAAAAATATTATTAGATGATGCAGTAGATCCAGCTTGTCCTCTTCCCGCAAGATTACCAAAGAAGTTATTATTAATTCCAGAAGTATTATTAAGACCAGCAGAACAACCAAAGAAGTTATTGTTATTTCCATTCGTAGCATTTGAACATCCAGCATAACGACCAAAGAAGTTATTGTAAGATCCAGTACCGCTAGTACATCCTGTTCTGTCTCCAAAGAAATTATTATGATTTCCTGTATTCGAAAGTCCAGCACAAGAACCAAAGAAGTTATTACAACTTCCTGTACTATTTCTTCCTGCACAAGAACCAAAATAATTATTAGAATTTCCTGTAGTATTAACAAAACCAGAATTAAATCCAAAGAAAATATTATTAAGTGCAGAAGTTAATGAAGCACCAGCAGAAGCACCAATCGCTACATTACAACTCCCACTAATAACAGCACCACCAATTCCTTTACCTGCTCCACAACCAACAAAGAAGTTAAAACAACCAGTAGTATTATTACATCCAGAATTAAATCCAAAGAAAGTATTATAAAGACCAGAAGTTAATGAAGCACCAGTAAAACTACCAATACCAATATTATGAGAACCACTCAAGGCACTACCACCCAATCCTTTAGCTGCTCCAAATCCAGCAAAGAAGTTATGAGTACCAATAGTAATACAACATCCTGATTGATTACCTAAAAATATATTATCAGAACCAGTAGATAGGTTACAAGCAGTAAAAGAACCAATTCCTATATTATTTGAACCAGTAACTGAAGAAGCATTTCCTCTACCTGCACTAGACCCAACAAAGAAGTTACTAGAACCAGTGGTAGAACAACATCCTGCATAACAACCAAAGAAGATATTATAATTTCCTGTACTATTATTTCTTCCTGCATTAAATCCAAAGAAGGTATTATTACATCCAAGAGTATTATTTCTTCCAGAATAACGACCAAAGAAGTTATTATGACATGCAGAAGTATTATTAGTTCCAGCACTACAACCAAAGAAATTGTTATAGCATCCAGTATTATTAGACAGTCCAGCATAACGACCAAAGAAGTTATTATCTTTTCCAGTAGTATTAACTTTTCCTGCAAATAATCCAAAGAAATTATTATAAGCACCATTAGTTATTGAAGCACCGGCAGAACATCCAATTGCTACATTGTGACTAGCACTATTAGAAGCACCACCAATACCTCTACCTGCCCCAAACCCAGCAAAGAAATTATGAGAAGCAGTGGTATTACATCCTGAGTAACAACCAAGGAAGATATTATTGCAACCATTAACATTCAATCTTCCTGCACTAGCACCAGCAAATAAATTATTAAGAGCACCAGAAATAGAACAACCAGTATTACCATCACCAATCCTAATATTATTATTAGAAAAACTTAAAGTTCCACCAATCGAAACAGTTGTTGTTGGATTTGTGGTTCCAATGCCAACACCAGTAGTATTGACACGCATTTTTTCATTTGCTGCTAATGTTCCACCAGCAAAGAATGAAAGAAAATTATTTGATGCTGCACCAATTGATAAGTTTACACCTTGTGAATACAAATATCCATCAGTAGCACCATTAATTGTCCAACCAGCATTACTAAATGTACTATTATTAATACCCAAATCAATAAATTTATCACTATCACTACCACTATCTGCTGTAACAATAAAATCAGCAGAACCAGAAGTATTTACATTTCGATTATTAACTTGAGTATAATTTGAGTTATTTCCAGTGAAGTCAGCAATTGCAACACCAGTAACATTTAATCCTAAAGTTGCAGCAGTATTATCTGCAACTGTAAATTTATATAATGGATTTGTAGTTCCAATACCCAAATTACCACTTGATGGAATAAAAGTTAATCCATTACTTGTGGAAAAAGAAGTATATAAACCAGAATTAGTTGTTAAAAATCCAATATATTGTACTGATGGTGCTGATGATAATACTGCACTAAGACCAGTCAAACCAGTTAAACTACTACCATCTCCAAAATACTTGGTAGCAGTTACAATACCAGATGAAGAAACAAGAAAATTAGTACCTACTTGTAAAGCAGATGATGGAGAAAAAGTTCCAATACCAAAATTAGTAGAAGAAGAAGGTGCTATAATATTTCCACCAGCATCCACATCGAATAGGACTTTTGCATTTACATCTGCTACACGGAATAAAGATCCATCACTAATATTATCATTTACAAGTAATAGTGAGGTTCCCGTAGAGGTATTAGCAATTGATAATCTTCCTGATGGAGCAGAAGTACCTATACCAACTCTTACATTTGCAGCATCATAATTAAAGTAAGGAGCACCAGTAAAACTACCACCAATATTAACTTGAACTTGTCCTGAAGTACCTGCTGCTCCAGTAACAGATCCAGCAACCTTAGCAGTCAATATACCAGTAATAATGGCATCACCAACTACATGCAACTTACTAGTTGGATTGGTAAGTGTAGAACCAATACCAACATTACCGACAACTGGCATTAAGATAGTACCGGAACTATCTACATCGAATAATAGATTACCATCAGTATCATTTACACGGAATAAAGATCCATCAGTTAAGTTATCATTCACCAAAAGCAATGATTTTCCCGTAGAGGTATTAGCAATTGATAATCTTCCTGATGGAACAGAAGTACCTATACCAACTGAAACTGTAGATGGATTATAATTAAAGTAAGGAGCACCAGTAAAACTACCACCAATATTAACTTGAACTTGTCCTGAAGTACCTGCTGCTCCAGAAACAGTTCCAGCAACCTTAGCAGTCAATATACCAGTAATAATGGCATCACCGAAGACATGTAACTTACTAGTCGGATTAGTGGTAGCAATACCAACATTACCAGTTACATAAGCATTATTGAGTATATTAGCATCATTCATTCTGGCAGTTAATATACCACTAACTAGAACATCACCAACTACATGCAACTTACTAGTTGGATTGGTAAGTGTAGTACCAATACCAACATTACCGACAACTGGCATTAAGATAGTACCGGAACTATCTACATCGAATAATAGATTACCATCAGTATCATTTACACGGAATAAAGATCCATCAGTTAAGTTATCATTCACCAAAAGCAATGATTTTCCCGTAGAGGTATTAGCAATTGATAATCTTCCTGATGGAGCAGAAGTACCTATACCAACTCTTACATTTGCAGCATCATAATTAAAGTAAGGAGCACCAGTAAAACTACCACCAATATTAACTTGAACTTGTCCTGAAGTACCTGCTGCTCCAGTAACAGATCCAGCAACCTTAGCAGTTAATATACCAGTAACAACAGCATTACCACCAACAAACATATCACCAGAAAAAGAACCACTACCACCAACAGTCAACTTACTAGTTGGATTGGTAAGTGTAGAACCAATACCAACATTACCGACAACTGGCATTAAGATAGTACCGGAACTATCTACATCGAATAATAGATTACCATCAGTATCATTTACACGGAATAAAGATCCATCAGTTAAGTTATCATTCACCAAAAGCAATGATTTTCCCGTAGAGGTATTAGCAATTGATAATCTTCCTGATGGAGCAGAAGTACCTATACCAACTCTTACATTTGCAGCATCATAATTAAAGTAAGGAGCTCCAGTAAAACTACCACCAATATTAACTTGAACTTGTCCTGTAGTACCTGCTGCCCCAGTAACAGTTCCAGCAACCTTAGCAGTCAATATACCAGTAATAATGGCATCACCGAAGACATGTAACTTACTAGTTGGATTGGTAAGTGTAGTACCAATACCAACATTACCGACAACTGGCATTAAGATAGTACCGGAACTATCTACATCGAATAGGACTTTTGCATTTACATCTGCTACACGGAATAAAGATCCATCACTAATATTATCATTTACAAGTAATAGTGAGGTTCCCGTAGAGGTATTAGCAATTGATAATCTTCCTGATGGAGCAGAAGTACCTATACCAACTCTTACATTTGCAGCATCATAATTAAAGTAAGGAGCACCAGTAAAACTACCACCAATATTAACTTGAACTTGTCCTGTAGTACCTGATGCCCCAGTAACAGATCCAGCAACCTTAGCAGTCAATATACCAGTAATAATGGCATTACCACCAACAAACATATCACCACCAACAGTCAACTTACTAGTTGGAAAAGTGACTGTAGTGCCAATACCAACATTACCGCTGGTTAGCATAGATATAGTCCCACCAGCATCAACGTCAAATAATGGAATTCCACTATTATCATTTACACGGAATAAAGTACCATCACTTAAATTATCATTCACTAAAAGCAATGAACTTCCTGTAGTTGTATTAGCAATTGATAACCTACCTGTTGCGATAGAAGTACCTATACCAACTCTTACATTTGTAGCATCATAATTAAAGTAAGGAGCTCCAGTAAAACTACCACCAATATTAACTTGAACTTGTCCTGTAGTACCTGCTGCCCCAGTAACAGTTCCAGCAACCTTGGCAGTTAATATACCAGTAACAACAGCATTACCACCAACAAACATATCACCAGAAAAAGAACCACTACCACCAACAGTCAACTTACTAGTTGGAAAAGTGACTGTAGTGCCAATACCAACATTACCGCTGGTTAGCATAGATATAGTCCCACCAGCATCTACATCAAATAATGGAACCCCACTATTATCATTTACACGGAATAAAGTACCATCAGTTAAGTTATCATTCACTAAAAGCAATGAACTTCCTGTAGTTGTATTAGCAATTGATAACCTACCTGCTGGGACAGAAGTACCTATACCAACAGAAATTTTAGTTTCATCATAATTAAAATATTGTGCGCCAGATGTCAAACCAGATTTATTGAATTGTACTTGTCCAGGAAGACCTGCCGAACCTCCAGTACTGATACCACTTAAGGTACTTCCATCTCCATAAAATTTATTAGCAGTAACAACACCAATAAATTTACCATCACCTATAACATCTAATCTTGATTTAGGAGCAGAAGAACCAATACCCACATTAAATGTTAATTTATCAAAAGTAAAAAATGATGCTCCACCAAAAGAACCATTATCATTAAATTGAACTGTTCCAGATGGTCCAGTCGCTGCCAAACCAGCAGCAGAACCCACAACAGGACCCCAAACAACTTTAGTACCATCTCCACTTATTTTTAATGCCTGATTTGCATTTCCGGTAAATCCATCATTATCAAGTATTAAACCACCAAGAGATATTGAAGTAACACCCAATCTTTTTGTGGAAGGAGTAAAACTTAAACTACCAGCAGTACCAATTCCAAGAGTAGCAGTACTTCCTGCACCTAATACAAATGTAAGAAATTGTGTTTCAATTGAGCTAGTCGTAGCAACACCAACAGTAGCACTAGAATTGACCCACTGAAGCCCAGTTCCTGTTGATTGAAGAAATTGACCATTATTTCCAGAAGTGTTTGCAGCACCAGCAAAAATTCCTCCAGTAATTCTTACATCACCTTGAACATGTAAAGTATTTGTTGGTGCTGTGGTTCCAATTCCTAATGAACCAACTCCACTATTACCAGGAGCAAAAACAAATTGAGTACTTGTCGCAAAGGAAGTATTAATACCAGAAGAAACTGATGAAAATCCAATAAATTGCGGTGTTGTTGTGGTAGATAATGATATTGTATTTGGAACTAGTCCAGTTAAGTTACTACCATCACCATAATATTTTAATGCCTTTGTAGTACCATCAGAACTTACAGTAAATCCAGTTCCTACTTGAAAAGTATCTGCAGGATTTACAGTACCAATACCAATTTTTCCATATAATGGATTAAATACAAAGAATTTACTTGAAACTCTTGCAGCAGTTTCTACCCCTGATGTATTAGATACAAATGTGGGATAAACATATGTATCAGTTAAATTATCATCAGTAATGGTTATAGCATTAGCAGAACTCCATATAACACTAGATCCGGTAGATACTAATACTTGCCCATAAGTTCCAGTTGTATTCGTACCATCATATAACTTACCAGGAGTTATATTATCAACATTTAAATTATTAAATTTAGCAGTCGTATAAGTTACAGCAGTTCCAGTCAATGAAGTAATGGAACCAACACCAGCATTTATATTTCCAATAGTTTCAGTACCACTTACGGTTAAATCTTTAACCTGTAGGGGTTCGTTAGAGTTGTGACTAAACTGATTGATTGCCATTTTTTTTAGTTATATCGGAATTATGCTTGTGCTTCTGTCCAAGAAATTCTTGTAGCAACATTTGTTGGAGTAGATGTTAAATTAGTTGCTATAATTGTAAGTGTATCAGGTCCATCTGGATAGATATTTGTTGCCGATGTTGCCGCACCACCACCAAGAATACAATTTCCCAAGTCACGAACTGATGTTAAATCAATACTATTTGCACCAGTTCCAACAAAGAAACCAGCAATAACTTCACCACCACTTACTTGAACACCTGTTGCTCCACCCAAATTTACATAGTCAGCAATTTGTGCTAAACTTGAGTTTTGAGCACCAAACACATTACCAACAGCATTTGTCCAAGTTGCTGCAGTAGTTGGAGTAGCATTTAAGAATGCCCTTACAAGAATATTAGAGCTTGCCGTAAGTGAAGTAAGGTCAAGAGTACGAAGAACTAATTGCATTCGATTGATAAGTTCTCTTTGTCCAAATGCTGCTACAATTCCTTGATCAACTGATGGTGCAACACGAATTGCTAGTAGTGCTCGTGTTGATCCAAGAGTTCCTGCTGCCGCAAGAGATGTAGATCCAGTCTGTCCGTATGTGAATACCAAAGATTTATCATCATCAAATCTACCATCCATTATCACACTTGTACCCCAGTGAGAGATTGAAGGAGCAAAAGTAGGAAATGCCAATTCTACAGGAACTGGTGCAGTTGCGGAATAACTAAAGGTTTGTGCAGTTGTTACTCCCATCGGAGCAAAAGTAACTGCAACACCAGAAAGAGTAGAAGTTGCTGCTTGACTAAAAACTAATGTTCCAGGAGTAATATCAGCAATATATGCTCCTTCTGGAATTGCAGTACTAATTACTTTTTGACCGATTTGTAAATTTGCTGTAGATGCCGTCGCTACAATTGAACTTTGAGCAATTGATACTGCAGTAACACCTCCGCTTTGTGCTCTTGTTAATCCAGTAAATGTATTACCAGAAACACCTGTATAATTTACATACTCATACTTAACCGTATCACGAATAACTAATGTTCCTCTCGGTGGAAAATTAGAAGTACTACCAACGCTAATTGTGGTGTCACTTGTTCCAACAGAACTAGTCAAATAAGTCGCAGGTGGAATAGTTGATGTTTCATAACGTCCTGGTAAGTTACCAGAACGCATATAAGCTTCAGTATTTACATTATTATTAGCTAGTTTATGAACATAAATCACATCTCCATTTTGTCCTCTCACTCCCCAACGAACAAATCCTGCACCATACCAAGAATAATCAATATAGAACATCTGCATCTTGGTTAAGTCAATATTATAACCAGAAGGACCAGTACCATCACACCTATCCAAATTCCAAGAAGATTGTGGAATTCTTGTATCTATAGTTTTTGATGGAATTACAAAATTAGCAGATGCTGCTCGATATGCTGGACTAATTGTTAATTGAATATCACTAATAATATCAATTACACGATAAGATTGACCACGTAGAACAATATAATCACCAACATTAATTTGAGCAGAAAAAGAAGTCGGAAATGATGGATCAGTTTGAACTAAAGTATTTGAATTATTTACTACCGAAACCTTTCCGGAAAGTTGATATGTAGAATTTCTACGAACAGCATAAAGTGTTTGTCCATCATATTCAAAAAATAATCCATTTTGTTGATCAAATATACCCAATCTATTTGCGGCACCATACCAATTAGAAATTGACATATTATAAGTTCCACTTGCTTTTGTTGTAGATAAACCAACAGTGGAAGCATATGAAACTTTATTATATCCAGTCACACCAGATACAGTAAATGTACCATTATATCCTGCTTCATTTACTCCAGAAATTACAATTTGAGTACCAGGAGACACAAATTGAATATTATGAATATCTTTTGTTTGAACTGTAATAGTACTTCCAGCACTTACACCAGAAGCAGTAATAGCATCAATTTGAATATTTGGTTTTAAGCAAGTACCTGAACTAACTTGAATACCTTTACCGGATTGATAACGGAAGTATCTTCTGGTTTGACGAATTGCTTGTTCAAAATTAGAAGATCCATTAGTACTAAACAATATTCCACCATCGAATGGACGATGTAAGAATTGAGCACTAGGAGATACAAAAATTGAAGCATTACTAAAGTTAAGTCCAGAAGCAAGAGCAGTTGAATAAAATGTAAAAGAAGTGGGATTGGTTATTGAAGAAATAATAAATGTACCGTTTGGTGGATTGGTTCCAGTAATACCAGCAATTGCAACTTCATTACCAATCGAAAGTCCATGTTGATTAGAAGTAATTACCGTAACTGCCAATCCAACAGTATCAACTTGAATATTTGCGGGAGAACTACCAATTCTTGCGTTCGAATAAGTCGATCCACTAAAAATACCCGTTTTATTCGGATCTAAAATATTTGTAATTAATGTAGAATTTTGAGATTTTGCTGTATAAGTAAAGATTGTACCACCGCCACCTATATTTTCAACTAAAAAGTTTCCATTTGCAACACTTAAAATACTATCTTGAACAGTAATAGCACTTCCAATACCAGGACCAACATTTGCCAATTGAACAGTTACTATTTTGCTACCAGTATTCATCGTGATTGAATTGATCGTTCCGACACCAACTGGTGATGAAAAAACAAATGGACGATTATTAATCATAGCAAGATTTTCCCACTTAGATAATTGAGTACCGTACTCAAAGTCGGTATCAATCAGTGCCTGTGGTTGTGATGTGCGGAACTTATTTACAGGATCTTGAAATATTTCAGCAGGAGAAAACTTTTCTTCATACTCATCAATAGTAATCTGAAGTTTATCACTACTACTCATTGAAGAAGTATTATAATTCAATGTCAGAATAGTAGTAGATGATGCACCAGTTGATGTTACTGTATATGTATTTGCTTTTAGATTTGGATCAGAAAAATTATAAATTACTTGATTTTTTGTTACATTCGTAATTAATACTAATCTTTCTCTTGGTACACTACGAGGAATTACAATTGTACCGCTTCCAGTTCCACCAGGAGTAAAGGTATAACCAGTTTCAAGTAATACTTTTCTTGACATTTAAAAAAATCCTCTACCTTATGTTTTTACTTATGATACTTTATTTATAACTAGAACATTACATCTAGTGGTTTGAATGGATATTTTCTTGGAAGAGGTACATCAGATCCCACAGCAGTTTTAATAACAACTTGTGTTCCTACAGGAAGAGGTTCTGTAAACTTAATATTTCCATCATAATCAATTGTATATCCATCATTAGTACATAATAAATTATTATTCCAAACATACTCAACATTATGAATATATGCGGATTGAAGAACTCCATTTATAGTAATCAATAACTTAAATGGATTTTCGACAGAAACAGTATTATAATTATATGTTGGAGTAAAAGTATTTTTATTATCATTAGTTGCATAAGAAATATCATCCAATTCATATAAATCACCAATATTAGCAGTAAGATTAGTAAGCTTAGAACCATCACCATAATAAGTTACAATTCCAGAAGCAGCAGTTATTTTCCCACCTTCTATCTGGACATTTCCAAGTGTAGAAATTCCAGAAACACTTAATGCTGTTCCTACAATACTTCCACCACTTATACTTCCACTACCAATTAAATTGCCACCTACATAAAAACCCTTAGATGTTACAACACCAACAAAATATCCATCACCATTAACCCAAAGTTTAGATGTTGGTGTTGTAGTTCCAATACCTAAACTTGAAGTAGCAGCATTGAAAATTAAATTTGGATTTGAATTTAAATCTGCAGTAGGATTTGCAGATGCTGACTTAGAAAATACAATACTCGTATTTGTAGATACACTATCTGCCGTAAGAACAACACTCGTAGCAGCCGAAGCAGTACCAATACCAGTTAGTTTTGAACCATCACCATAATAAACAACAGTAGTAACACCAGGATTTGATGATGTTATAATACCAGTAATACCATTAATTAATATACCAGTAGATCCAACACCAACTGTAGCAATACCAGTAACATTGAGGTTATTAGATGCTTTAATACTACCAAATACATCCAAATTTGTAGTTGGGTTGGTAGTTCCAATACCAAGATAACTTAAACCTGGATTGAATACAATAGAACTAGATGATACTGAAATACTAGAAATAGTTCCACTAATATTTTGAGATAATAAAGGATAATAATTTGTACTAACATTAATATTTGAAATTGAACTTGGAATATTGCCAGTTAGTTTTGAACCATCACCATAATAAACAACAGTAGTAATACCAGGATTTGATGATGTTATGATACCAGCAATACCATCAATTTTTACTCCAGTAGACCCAACACCAACTGTAGCGATACCAGAAACATTAAGTTGTTTTGATGTTAAATCTGTTGCTGAAGTAATTCCTAACGTACTAATACCAGAAACAAATATATCACCACCAACCCAAAGTGCTGATGATGGATTAGTAGTCCCTATACCAATATTAGTTGCAGTTAATACGCCGACAGTAGAAAATCCAGAAACACTTAATTGACTTACTGATGCTATACCACCAATAACATCTAAAGTAGTAAGAGCTGCTCCAATTGAATTACCTTGGACTGCAACTTGCCCATTAATTTTTCCATAAAAATCACCATAATAAAAAACAGTAGTAACACCAGGATTTGTTGATGTTATAATTCCAGAAGAAATCTTTACTGTACTTAAAGTAGAAATACCAGAAATACTTAATGCAGTACCTACAATATCTCCTGCAGTTATTTGTCCACCACCACCCAATCCACTTACATTAAATTTAGAAGCAGTAATAACTCCAGTAAAATTTCCATCACCTTCGACCCAAAGTTTTGACGTTGGATTAGTAGAACCAATACCCAAATTACCATCAATATAAGTTTTTCCACCAACATGAAGAGTCGTTAGTGCATTAGTAGTACCAATACCTAATCTAGTATTGCCAGCATTAAATACCAAATTGCTATTAGTTTTTAATGTCGATGCAACACTAATCGTAGGATCTGATACAAAAATTATATTTGTAGTTTCATCAGTTTGATCGTTACTAACACTTACAGATTGAGATTGTGCAGCACTACCAATTCCAGTTAAATTTGAACCATCACCATAATAAAAAACAGTAGTAACACCAGGATTTGTTGATGTTATAATTCCAGAAGAAATCTTTACTGTACTTAAAGTAGAAATACCAGAAATACTTAATGCAGTGCCTACAATATCTCCACCACTTATATTTCCACTACCAATTAATGCTCCATCAACATAAAAACCAGTAGAAGTAACTATTCCACTAAAGTACCCATTACCTTCAACCCAAAGTTTTTGTTGTGGATTTGTGGACCCAATACCTAAATTACCACCAATATAAGCACTAGAATTAATACCAGTAACTTGAAGAACTTGTCCTAAAGTTCCTGTAGAAGTTCCACCACCAATTAATACTGGACCATTAGTAAATGTAGAAACACCAGAAACACTTAACCTTTGTGCCGTTAAATCTGTTACTGAAGTAATTCCTAAAGTACTAATTCCAGAAACAAATATATCACCACCAACCCAAAGTGCTGATGATGGATTAGTAGTCCCTATACCAATATTAGTTGCAGTTAATACGCCGACAGTAGAAACACCAGAAACACTTAACCTTTGTGCCGTTAAATCTGTTACTGAAGTAATTCCTAAAGTACTAATTCCAGTATAATTTAAGTTAGTACCAGTTAGGTTTGTTATAACTCCTACAGTACTATTAAGTTTAAAAGAAGTAACTATTCCACTAAAGTACCCATTACCTTCAACCCAAAGTTTTTGTTGTGGATTTGTGGACCCAATACCTAAATTACCACCAATATAAGCACTAGAATTAATACCAGTAACTTGAAGAACTTGTCCTAAAGTTCCTGTAGAAGTTCCACCACCAATTAATACTGGACCATTAGTAAATGTAGAAACACCAGAAACACTTAACCTTTGTGCCGTTAAATCTGTTACTGAAGTAATTCCTAAAGTACTAATTCCAGTATAATTTAAGTTAGTACCAGTTAGGTTTGTTATAACTCCTACAGTACTATTAAGTTTAAAAGAAGTAACTATTCCACTAAAGTACCCATTACCTTCAACCCAAAGTTTTTGTTGTGGATTTGTGGACCCAATACCTAAATTACCACCAATATAAGCACTAGAATTAATACCAGTAACTTGAAGAACTTGTCCTAAAGTTCCTGTAGAAGTTCCACCACCAATTAATACTGGACCATTAGTAAATGTAGAAACACCAGAAACACTTAACCTTTGTGCCGTTAAATCTGTTACTGAAGTAATTCCTAAAGTACTAATTCCAGTATAATTTAAGTTAGTACCAGTTAGGTTTGTTATAACTCCTACAGTACTATTAAGTTTAAAAGAAGTAACTATTCCACTAAAGTACCCATTACCTTCAACCCAAAGTTTTTGTTGTGGATTTGTGGACCCAATACCTAAATTACCACCAATATAAGCACTAGAATTAATACCAGTAACTTGAAGAACTTGTCCTAAAGTTCCTGTAGAAGTTCCACCACCAATTAATACTGGACCATTAGTAAATGTAGAAACACCAGAAACACTTAATGCAGTCCCTAAAATAGAACTGGCAGTTATACTTCCGGTAAACTTGCCATCTCCAATTACATCAAGTTTTACTGTTGGTACAGTAGATCCAATACCAACAAAAAATGAATTTCCAATTTTTAAATCAGAATTTACCTGTCCACCAATACTAATATTGGTGCTAATTGCAACAGTATTTGCATTAATATTTAAGTTATTAGGGCTAGTAATTGTTGGCGTACCAGATGCCCCGATTAAGCTAATCCTTTTTACGCCAAAATCCTTATCTGCCATTATACTTTTTTAGTTATTTATTTGATTACTCATTCCAATTCCAATGATATATTCACACCTTCAAAGGAAAGGTTAGAACCAGATGCAAATTGTGCTGTCGAATTGGTTATGGATATTCCAACAACTTGTCTAAATGGGTTTGAGAGTACTCTATTTGTAGCGCCTCTCAAATTACTATTTCCTCTAAAATTATAACAATCTCCAGGTAAATCTGGATTATCAGTAGAAAAGTTGTAAGATCTTGACCAATAATTCGCATCATTCACATTTGAAAATGGATCAGATAAATTAATTGCCACACTCCCATCAGTTTTCAACCAGGTACGAGTAGCACTTTGATCTGATGATCTATTATTCTGCAAGTACAATGCAATAACTGAACAAGTATTTGGGCCAGCAGAACTAGTTCCATTAAACCAAGTATCATAAAAAGATGAATTATCGGACCTAAAATAATCTTCATAATTTGTAGTGTATCCAGCAGCCATGGTCATTTCAGCAGGAGCCCAGACATCAATCATTGGACCATTATTAGAATAACAAACTCTACGAACAGAAAAGGCAGTAGATCCTTGTCTAGATCCAGAAGGTTCAACTGCACAATCTAATGCACCAACACGTATTGATCCCTGATTATTGGTAATATCACCAGAACCTCCTTTCTGAACTCCACCAACTCTATTAATAAATTGTGTATTAAAATCATACCAATTACCATAATCAACATCAGTTGGATCAGAAAGTTTTTGATTATCATTACCAGCAGATGCTACAACAATACATCCCGCAGCAATTGCATTCTCCGCACCAGAATTGGAAGCAGTTGAAATAAGAGTATCCAAAAATTTTCCAGAACCAGAATATCCAGTCGTCCCTGCGAAAGAACCGTTATTATATGTAAAGTACATATGATTTCTTGCACTACCACAATTACTTGGTGGAGTATCATCAAATCCAGTTCCAACATAAGTTTGAGTGTTTCCTCGATATCCTATTGTATAGGTAGTTCCAAAAGTATTTCCAGTAGAAAAAGATAAACCATAACTATTATTAATTAAGGTTGGATCAGGATCTCCACCTTGGGAAATTTTCTTTGCATTATGAAAAATAGTACAGGCATTAAGTGCGGTAAATGGATCTAGATATCCACCTGCACCACTTAAAGCAATTCTTATATTCCATATATTACAATTAAAAGCAAGACCAAATGTTTTTCCACCTATTTGAGATGCACATGCTGTTCCATGCCCACCGGCTATTTGATTTCCATTAGAATTTGGCGTTTTAGTAGACACATGTTCAAGTGTGTATAATGAAGTTAAACTAGATAACGTTCCTAAAGATAAGAATTGGGAAGATCTTTTCGAAGTATTTGTCCACCATTCATTTGCTGCTGTTGTAGCAATCCCAACTCCAACATTTACACCATCTACTATTTTTGCATACGTTAGTCCTCTAGTATCAAAGTATGTTGGATCTACTTTATATGGTCCATCAAGTATAACATCTTTAACTCTTGTTGTTCCATCATCTTTCAAAAATTCGGGATGCAAATAAGCAACACCCTCATCAATGATTACGGCATCAACATTTGTTCCATCACGATTATAAGATAATTTAGAATCAACTTTTGAAGTTGTTACAATACCAACTCCACGAAATGGTAAACTACTTGGATTATTCACAAATAAATGTGACCAATTGCCTCTCACGCCATTTTTATAAGTAATAGATGTAAAATCATTTCCAATAGATGCAGTTATTACTGGTTTATTAAATGCGACCTTATTGTTATAAAATCGCAATAACATCGTTGATTGTGGTTGTGGATACTTATCAGGATTTAATTGAACACTTTCGATCTTTTCATGAGTTCTTAAAATATCTGCTTCTTCTTGTGAAATTAAATATATCGCAGTTCTTAATGAAAATTCCTGCAAATTTGCACATTCTATTTTTCTATTTGGAATTCCATCAATTTCATTTTCATTAATAATATAATTATGAATTTCTTCCCAATCATTTGCATCGTTAACTATGACAATATATTCATCAATTGGATCTGGAGTATATTCAATTATTTCTACAGGAAAAGATGATCTAAAACTAGGATTAATTATTTCCATATCAAATCATTGTCTCCCTACTAAATCTATAAGTTACTAGTCCACTTACACCACTTTCTGGAGTAAACAATAATTTACACATACCAGAAGAAACTGTTGCTCCGACTGAAACTATCAAACTTGGTTCAAACATAATTCCATATTCTTGAGAATATGCATTTGTTCCATTCTGCATCAAAAGAACCTTCTGTGCCTGAATGGAATTTGCTGACTGAACATAAATGGTATATTCTGCAGTTCTGAAATTGATAGAAGAAATTGAAAAACTGTCAATATCGGTACTTACACCAACAGAAGCTGAAAATGTTCCAACTCCTGTTTTTACACCATATATCTCAACTTGAATTGGTGTTGTTGGATTTGTGGACCCAATACCTAAATTGCCACCAATATAAACACTGGAGTTGATACCAGAAACCTGAAGAACTTGTCCTAAAGTTCCTGTAGAAGTTCCACCACCAATGAATACTGGACCATTAGTGAATGTAGAAACACCAGAAACATTAAGTTGTTGTGCCGTTAAATCTGTTGCAGATATAATTCCTAACGTACTAATACCACTATAATTTAAGTTAGTACCAGTAATGTAAGTTATGATACCTACAGTACTATTAAAGTTTGTAATAGTACCAGCAACACCAGTAATATTGGTAATGATACCTACTGTACTATTAAAGTTTGTAATAGTACCAGCAACACCAGTAATATTGGTAATGATACCTACAGTACTATTAAAGTTTGTAATAGTACCAGCAACACCAGTAATGTAAGTTATGATACCTACAGTACTATTAAAGTTTGTAATAGTACCAGCAACACCAGTAATATTGGTAATGATACCTACTGTACTATTAAAGTTTGTAATAGTACCAGCAACACCAGTAATATTGGTAATGATACCTACAGTACTATTAAAGTTTGTAATAGTACCAGCAACACCAGTAATGTAAGTTATGATACCTACAGTACTATTAAAGTTTGTAATAGTACCAGCAACACCAGTAATATTGGTAATGATACCTACTGTTGCATTAAAGTTTGTAATAGTACCAGCAACACCAGTAATATTGGTAATGATACCTACAGTACTATTAAAGTTTGTAATAGTACCAGCAACACCAGTAATATTGGTAATGATACCTACTGTTGCATTAAAGTTTGTAATAGTACCAGCAACACCAGTAATATTGGTAATGATACCTACTGTTGAATTAAATGTAGTAATAGTACCAGCAACACCTGTTAGGTTTGTTATGATGCCTACAGTACTGTTGATGTTAGTGATTGTTGCTGCAACACCAGTAATATTGGTAATGATGCCTACTGTTGAATTGAAGTTGGTGATTGTACCAGCAACACCAGTAATGTAAGTTATAACTCCTACAGTACTATTAAAGTTAGTAATAGTAGCAGCAACACCAGTAATATTGGTAATGATACCTACAGTACTATTAAAGTTTGTAATAGTAGCAGCAACACCAGTTAGGTTTGTTATGATACCTACTGTTGAATTAAAATCAGTAATAGTAGCTGCAACACCAGTAATATTGGTGATTATACCTACAGTACTATTAAAGTTTGTAATAGTAGCAGCAACACCAGTTAGGTTTGTTATGATACCTACAGTACTGTTGATATTAGTGATTGTTGCAGCAACACCAGTAATATTAGTAATAATACCTGTTGTTGAATTAAAATCAGTAATAGTAGCAGCAACACCAGCAATGTAAGTGATGATACCTACAGTACTATTAAATGTGGTGATTGTGCCAGCAACACCAGTTAGGTTTGTTATGATACCTACAGTACTGTTGATATTAATGATTGTTGCAGCAACACCAGTAATATTGGTAATGATACCTACTGTTGAATTAAATGTAGTAATAGTACCAGCAACACCAGTTAAGTTTGTTATAATTCCTACTGTACTATTAAAGTTTGTAATAGTACCAGCAACACCAGTAATATTGGTAATGATACCTACAGTACTATTAAAGTTTGTAATAGTACCAGCAACACCAGTAATATTGGTAATAATACCTACTGTTGAATTAAAATCAGTAATAGTACCAGCAACACCAGTAATGTAAGTTATGATACCTACAGTACTGTTGATATCAGTAAAACTACCAGTTATCGCAGTAACTTTTGTATCAGTAACTTGAACTCCACCAACAGAAAGAATAACACCAGTCGGTACAAGTGTAGAACCAATACCAATTGCCTGATTTGTAATCCAAGCATCAGTTGTACCAACACCATAAGTACCATTTTTGACCCACATGAATTGTTTGTAGGTTTCTGGTAGGCTATTAATTCCTGCTTTTTGTAATGGAACCAACCAAGAACCTTCAGTACTTGCAATTGCAATACCACCATGATTTGCAGTATTATCCGTGGAAATATCATTTCCAAATGCATCAGTAGTAATACCAATTACAATATCCTTATCTTTAACTTGTAATGAAGCGACAGCAAAAATTGCAGTAGTACCACCAACACTTATATTTCCAGTAATATCTAAATTACCAAAAACCGTAAAACTGTTTGAGGTCTGTAATCTATCTGCGGATACAGTACCAGCATTCAAATTTGACGCATTTTGATAAAAAGACCCTAGTTGACTATTCAAATACTCAACATTTAAATTAGATACTAATGTAGAAGAAGCAACAGAAATTGGAGCAGTTCCATGTACTATAGTAGAATCAAATCTAGATGCAGTTATAATACCAGAAGAATCAATATTGGTATTTGAAATATTAGTAATCGTACCAATACCAGTATAATTTAAATTAGTACCTCCAAGATTAGTAATAGTACCTACAGTACTATTAAAGTTTGTAATAGTACCAGCAACACCAGTAATATTGGTAATGATACCTACAGTACTATTAAAGTTTGTAATAGTAGCAGCAACACCAGTAATGTAAGTTATAACTCCTACAGTACTATTAAAGTTAGTAATAGTAGCAGCAACACCAGTAATATTGGTAATGATACCTACTGTACTATTAAAGTTTGTAATAGTAGCAGCAACACCAGTAATGTAAGTTATAATTCCTACAGTACTATTAAAGTTTGTAATAGTAGCAGCAACACCAGTAATGTAAGTTATAACTCCTACAGTACTATTAAAGTTAGTAATAGTACCAGCAACACCAGTAATGTAAGTTATAATTCCTACTGTACTATTAAAGTTTGTAATAGTAGCAGCAACACCAGTAATATTGGTAATGATACCTACTGTTGAATTAAAATCAGTAATAGTACCAGCAACACCAGTAATGTAAGTTATAATTCCTACAGTACTATTAAAGTTTGTAATAGTAGCAGCAACACCAGTAATATTGGTGATGATACCTACTGTTGAATTAAATGTAGTAATAGTACCAGCAACACCTGTTAGGTTTGTTATGATGCCTACTGTTGAATTAAAATCCGTAATAGTACCAGCAACACCAGTAATGTAAGTTATAATTCCTACTGTACTGTTGATGTTAGTGATTGTTGCTGCAACACCAGTAATGTAAGTTATAATACCTACAGTACTATTAAAGTTTGTAATAGTACCAGCAACACCAGTAATATTGGTGATGATACCTACTGTTGCATTAAAGTTTGTAATAGTACCAGCAACACCAGTAATATTGGTAATGATACCTACTGTTGAATTGAAGTTGGTGATTGTACCAGCAACACCAGTAATGTAAGTTATAACTCCTACAGTACTATTAAAGTTAGTAATAGTACCAGCAACACCAGTTAGGTTTGTTATGATACCTACAGTACTATTAAGTGTTGTAGAAGTAACAATACCACTAAACTTACCATCCCCTTGGACCCAAAGAGATGATGTTGGATTAGTGGTTCCTATACCAACTGCTATGGCATTTGGTAATATTATCTTTGCATTATTAATTGTCGATATTCCAGTCGTAGCACCAATAGATATCGAAGTAGCAGAACCAAATCCAGAAATATTTGTTGCGTTTGTATTGAGTAATGTATATGATGTTTGATTTGTTTGAAATAATGAAGAATTATGATTAATTGTGTTACCAAATGTAGAAACACCAGAAACATTAAGTTGTTGTGCCGTTAAATCTGTTGCTGAAGTAATTCCTAAAGTACTAATACCAGTATAATTTAAATTAGTACCAGCAATATTGGTGATTATACCTACAGTACTATTAAAGTTTGTAATAGTACCAGCAACACCAGTAATATTGGTAATGATACCTACTGTTGAATTAAAATCAGTAATAGTACCAGCAACACCAGTAATATTGGTAATGATACCTACTGTTGCATTAAAGTTTGTAATAGTACCAGCAACACCAGTAATATTGGTAATGATACCTACTGTACTGTTGATGTTAGTGATTGTTGCTGCAACACCAGTAATGTAAGTTATAATACCTACAGTACTATTAAAGTTTGTAATAGTACCAGCAACACCAGTAATATTGGTGATGATACCTACTGTTGCATTAAAGTTTGTAATAGTACCAGCAACACCAGTAATATTGGTAATGATACCTACTGTTGAATTAAAGTTGGTGATTGTGCCAGCAACACCAGTAATATTGGTAATGATACCTACTGTTGAATTAAATGTAGTAATAGTACCAGCAACACCAGTAATATTGGTAATGATACCTACTGTTGAATTAAAGTTGGTGATTGTGCCAGCAACACCAGTAATGTAAGTTATAACTCCTACAGTACTATTAAAGTTTGTAATAGTACCAGCAACACCAGTAATATTGGTAATGATACCTACTGTTGAATTAAAGTTGGTGATTGTACCAGCAACACCAGTAATATTGGTAATGATACCTACTGTTGAATTAAAATCAGTAATAGTACCAGCAACACCAGTAATGTAAGTTATGATACCTACAGTACTATTAAAGTTTGTAATAGTAGCAGCAACACCAGTAATATTGGTGATGATACCTACAGTACTGTTGATATTAGTGATTGTTGCTGCAACACCAGTTAAATTTGTTATGATGCCTACAGTACTATTAAAGTTAGTGATTGTTGCTGCAACACCAGTAATATTGGTGATTATGCCTGTTGTTGCATTAAAATTAGTAATAGTACCAGCAACACCAGTTAGGTTTGTTATAATACCTACAGTACTATTAAAGTTTGTAATAGTAGCTGCAACACCAGTAATATTGGTGATGATACCTACTGTTGAATTAAATGTAGTAATAGTACCAGCAACACCAGTAATGTAAGTTATAACTCCTACAGTACTATTAAAGTTTGTAATAGTACCAGCAACACCAGTAATATTGGTGATTATACCTACAGTACTGTTAATATTAGTGATTGTTGCAGCAACACCAGTAATATTGGTAATGATACCTACAGTACTATTAAAGTTCGTAATAGTAGCAGCAACACCAGTAATATTGGTGATGATACCTACAGTTGCATTAAAGTTAGTAATAGTACCAGCAACACCAGTAATATTGGTGATGATACCTACAGTACTATTAAAGTTAGTAATAGTACCAGCAACACCAGTAATATTGGTGATGATACCTACAGTACTGTTGATATTAGTTATTGTTGCTGCAACACCAGTTAGGTTTGTTATGATACCTACAGTACTGTTGATATTAGTGATTGTTGCTGCAACACCAGTTAGGTTTGTTATGATGCCTACAGTACTATTAAAGTTTGTAATAGTACCAGCAACACCAGTTAGGTTTGTTATGATACCTACAGTTGCATTAAAGTTTGTAATAGTAGCTGCAACACCAGTAATATTGGTAATGATACCTACAGTACTGTTAATATTAGTGATTGTTGCAGCAACACCTGTTAGGTTTGTTATGATACCTACAGTTGCATTAAAGTTTGTAATAGTAGCTGCAACACCAGTAATATTGGTAATGATACCTACAGTACTATTAAAGTTAGTAATAGTACCAGCAACACCAGTAATATTGGTAATGATACCTACAGTACTATTAAAGTTAGTAATAGTAGCAGCAACACCAGTAATATTGGTGATTATACCTACAGTACTATTAAAGTTTGTAATAGTACCAGCAACACCAGTAATATTGGTGATTATACCTACAGTACTATTAAAGTTAGTGATTGTTGCAGCAACACCAGTAATGTAAGTAATGATACCTACAGTACTGTTAATATTAGTGATTGTTGCAGCAACACCAGTAATATTGGTGATTATACCTACAGTACTATTAAGTTTGGCAGAAGTAACTATTCCACTAAACTTACCATCACCTTCAATCCAAAGTTTAGACGTTGGATTTGTGGTCCCGATACCAACCTTTCCAGCAATATAAGTATCACTATCTACCTGAAGAAGTTGCCCCGCAGTTCCTGTTGGAGTGCTATTATATGAATAATTTGAATCATTTACACCAATAAAGACAGTTCCTGGACCAAGTGAAGTGTCACCAGTGATTTGCATACCACCAGTAACATATAATGAACTATTTCCAGCATTTGTCGTTCCAATACCAACTTTACCAGTTACTTGAACGACTGTATTGCCTTCAGTATAAGATTTTATACCTACTTTAAGCTTAGATTGTCTGCCGCTAAGGAACTGTGTCATTTTAGGATATTAGTTTAGTGTTTCTAGAATACTTGCGATAAATTTAATACTAGTTGAGTCACTTGCTGACAGAACAAGAGTATCACCAGATTCAAGAACTAATTTTCCAGATAAAAGATTTGCTGTATCATTTCCTGAAATTGGAAAATTCCTTAAAATTTCAGTAGTTACAGCAACACCAACAGAAGTTCTTCTGTGATAAAAAGATATATCATGACTATTTGAATCAATATTTGTTGCCTGTGACAAAAGAATAACACCAGTATATCCAACGGGTGCAGTATAAATTCCAACTTGATTTGTAGTTCCGACTCTTGTAATCGTTTTAAATACGTTAAGTGCTAATGCCATCTTTTTTTTAACCTCCGAGTGCGAGAATGAATGGTGTCATTGTTGAGAACAAACTCTTAGAATAGAACCTACCAGAAATTGTTCCAGTTTGCTGATTAATTGCAACACCATCACCAATTCGGAAATTACCAGATTGATCCGTACTTGTATAAACAACCAATCCACCATTACGACCATCAGTTTCATTATCTTGAATTGGAACTCCTCCAGTAGAAGGAAGACATTTAGCAATTTCAGTTCCAGAACCAATATATTCAAATGAATGCCCAGATGCTAGTACTCTACTTTGTTTAAAGAAAGGAACAGCAGTTCCAACACCTAGAGCATATGGAAGATTTTCATTTACAGTAATTGTATAAACATTATTAGAAATTGGTGTAGACCTTAGAACTGAATAATAAGTGGGCAATAATTCAATTGATGCCGTTGCTGTATTTATTCCAGCATTTGGAGAAGAAATTGAAACTTTTGGAATTGAGGTATATCCTCTTCCACTCGAAATAATTTCAAATCCAGTAACTGAACCATTAACAATTGTTGCAACAGCAGTTGCCTGAACGCCCCAGTCAGTTGGTGGTGGGTCAATTGTCACAACTGGTGTAGAAATATATCCAGTTCCACCAGAACCAACAACAACTTTATTTACGGTATAATACAAATCACCAAAATAAACAACTTGTCCATCAAATGGTCGAATTACATTAATTTTTGCTGTTCCAGTATTTGGAACATAATTATGTACTTGAGTTGCAATGCCAACATTTACTGTAAATACAGTACTTGAAGTAGAAACTTGAGGCAGTCCAATCAAATTTCCTTTTCCAACAAATGTCGTAATAATTCCAACAAGATTATCAATATTGGTTTTAACATCCGCACAAGATGCTGGGTCATTATTAGACCCAGTAAGTGGATCTACTGCTAATGTAAGATTTTTTACATTCAATTGATTGTTGATTGCAAGTTTCGAATAATCACGAACTGCATGAAATGCTGTAATTGATTGTGCTTCTTCTCCAACCAATCCATAAGAAATTGGTACACCATCTTTTGTAAAATATGATTTTGTTGCCTCAATAATACTTTTATTTGTATATTTCTTAACATCAGAAGCAACAGCATCTACAATATATCCAATGTCTCTTTTACACTTTAATTGACTAGATAAGAAAGTACCATTATTTAAAGTAATATTGTTTAATGTAATGAGATTTCCAGCAGAAATTGCTTGAGTTGCAATTCCGACAAGAGTATCAATTGTATTTCTTACATTCGTACAAGAATATGGATTTGTATTTGAAGTAGTTCCAATTCCTGGATTTGGATCCGAAGTAATTGTAAAATCTTTTACATTTAACTGATTTGTAATTGCTTTCTTGGCATAGTCACGAACACTATGAAACGCATAAACTGATTGGATTTCTTCACCATTTAATGACCCAGCTGCGGAACCAGTAAAATATTGTTTTGTAAAATTGATGATATAAGAATTACCACCAGTAAATAAATCAGTAGAGACAGCATCTACAAAATAACCCAAATCTCTTGCACACTTATTTGTAGTTGATATTCCAAGATTTTTCGTAGGCAAAGAAGAAGTACTTGCAGAACCTATAACTGTAGTAACAATTCCAACTATTGTATTGATTGTACTCTGAACATCAGTACAAGAATTTTGATTTCCAGATGGATCTACAGAAATATTTCCTCCACCACCATAAGTAGATGGACCAGAACTAATACCAAGATTTTTAGCATTTAATTGATTAGTAATTGCTTTCTTGGCATAATCCCTTAAAGAATTAAAAGCATAAACTGATTGTTGTCTTTCGCTTGTGCCAATTCCAATTGGTGTAGCACCATTAAAATACTGTAGAGTAAATTCTCTTGCATAATTATTTCCACCAGTAAATACATCAGTCGCAAGTGCATCAACTAAATACCCAAGGTCTCTAGCACACTTATTTGTAGTTGTAATTCCAAGATTTATTACAGGCAAAGAAGAAGTACTTGCAGAACCTATAACTGTAGTAACAATTCCAACAAGCGTATTAATATTGCTTTGAACATCAGTACAAGAATTTTGATTTCCAGATGGATCTACAGAAATATTTCCTCCACCACCACCATAAGTAGATGGACCAGAACTAATACCAAGATTTTTAGCATTTAATTGATTAGTAATTGCTTTCTTGGCATAATCACGAACAGCATTAAAAGCATAAACTGATTGTTGTCTTTCGCTTGTACCAATTCCAGTTGGTGTAGTACCATTAAAATACTGTAAAGTAAATCCTCTCGAATATGCATTACCACCAGTAAATACATCAGTCGAAAGTGAATCTACCAAATAACCCAAATCTCTAGCACATTTAGTTCCACCTGTTGTAAAATTTCCAAGATTTGTTACTGGTAATGATGAAGTATTTCCGGCACCAATCGTAACAGTTACAATTCCAACAAGTGTATTAATATTTTCTTGAACATCAGTACAAGCAGTTATATCAGTATTTAAAACTGAATGAACTCCTTGCCCGTATCGAATAGGTCCACTACTAATTCCAACTTCTTTATATGTAAGTTGATTGGTAATCGCAGAAGTTATTCCAACTCTTACTTGTCTAAAAGCATAAACTGATTGAATTTCTTCACCAAGCAATCCATTTGAAATTGGATTTCCAGCCCCATCAAAGTATTGAAGAGCAAATTGTTTTACATAATTATTTCCACCGGTAAATACATCCGCAGAAACTGCATCAATAAAAAATCCTAAATCTCTTTTACATTTAGATTGTGTAGAAGAAATTCCAGGATAAGCATTTGCTGTTGCTGTCCAAGCAATTCCAATAATTTCATCTTTATTGTTTTGTATTAAACGATAAGCATCATAATATCTTGAACGAGAATTTGTTCTCGCATCTCCTGGAAAATAAAATGTAGAAAATCCAACAGCAATTGTTGCAAGTGATTTGTCAATAATTTCTTGCTTATTGATTTGTATCAAACGAGAAGCATCATAATATCTTGAACGAGAATTTGTTTGAGTTTCCCCAGGAAAATAAAAACCAGAAGGAAATCCAACAGCAATTGAAGCAAGTGATTTATCTATAAGTTCTTGTTTATTGATTTGTATCAAACGAGAAGCATCATAATAACGATTTTGATTATAAGGAACAGGGTCACTGGGAAATCTAAATGCTGACGGAAATCCAACAGCAATCGAAGCAAGTGATTTGTCTATAATTTCTTGCTTGTTTTGTTGAATTAAACGATAAGAATCTTTATAACGATAAGAAGCATCACTTGTAGAATCACCAGGAAAGATAAAATCTGGATAATTAATCGCAATTGATGCAAGAGATTTATCAACAATTTCTGTTTTATTTGCGGCAATTAAATTCCCAGCATCTACATATCTTCCGGGAGCAACTGTTTTAACTTCAAAGATATAACCATTTTTTCCATTAGGATAATATCTAGTTCCTGGTTCATAAGAACAAGTAAATCCAAGACCAGAAAGAGTAATACCCATTCCAACTGAAAAGTTATGTGGAACAGAGGTGTAAGCTTTTAAAATTCCTGTTGTATTATCATATGAGGCATTTGTAATATTTAAAGTTGGTACACTCAAATCTAATACAAAAGTATCAGCATTTGACTCGGCAGCATATGTAACTATTCCAGTATATTTAAGTGGCCCAACACCTTCAGCAACTAATCCATAATTCCCAAATGATGAGTTGGAGTTTGTTAAATCGCAAGCAGACCCACCTCCACAATATACTGCAACATCATCACAAATCGTAAAGAGAGAAACCAACTGAGCATATCCCTCATTTGTCATCGAGGCACCGACACCCCCTTGATTATATTGAGTATAACTATCAAGAACCATCGACTTTAATGGTCCAAGTGCGATATCTCCATCGACTTTCAAACCAATACTATTCGGAATGAAATTTGTACAGTTTTGAGTATATGGAGAATGTTCAATATATCTTTGATTGATTGGATCAAATGCAACTACTGCATTTCCATTAAAGGATGGTCCAACAAAAGACATTTGTGCGATATAACAACCAGAACCAACATGAAAAAGGTCAGTATCAAGATTTTGTGGTTGAACTGATACTTCTCTTAAACTATCTCCAATAACACCTACAGTATCGGGAAGTACGATTGGATTATTCTCTATATAATTTCCAGCACTAACCTTAATAACAGTTCCTGCTGTTGCTTCTGCAATTGCTCCTCTGATTGTTGCTTTTGCGTCTCCGAGTTTTCTTCCTGTGTTTGTGTCTTTTCCATCTTTTGTGACATATAAAATATTTGTAACTTTAATTCCTGCACCTAATCTAATAATATCTGTGCCAATTCCAGACCTTTCTCTTTTAGCAAAAAGATCTGCATCATAAGTATTAAGTGCTAATTCTCCTAAATTAATATCTGCTACTGTTGGTTCTTTTCCAGGTACAGCAGATCTTTTTATCCTGATAGGTGTGGACATTTATCGCATTCAGTATGTACCAAAAAGGGACGGTATAATCCGTCCCTATTATTTAGTATTCTTATTTAAACACTATTTTCATCATTCAATTTCTTCTGGTTCTTCTGATTTATTTTCTTCTTCAATTACTATTTGAAGTGCTTCGATTGCACCTTGAATACGAATGAACTGTTCTTTTTTTGTATTAAAATCTCTTTCAATTTCTAAGAGTTCCTTTTGAAGATTTGTTGCTTGTTCAGTCAGATTATCAAGCATTTCTTGCGATTTCATATGTATAAAAAATAATTACGATTTTATTTAGGATTGTTGTTCTTGGGTCTTTTTCATAATCTCATCAAACTTTTCATTCATCCAAGTTTCTTCATTTTCATTCCATTTTTTTACAGGGCAACTATCCAGAGCAAATGATACTTTAGAAGGAAGAAAGCATCCACAATGTTTACATCTGGTTTGAGCATCATCATACCATTCACAAGTTTTACAAGTTTCCAATCTTTGTGCTTGCACTTCAGCAGAAACTATAAGTGCTCCACCTTGAAGTGCATTTTTAATCAAATCAAAGCTAAACTTTGCTAGGTTCTTTCCTTGTTCAGGTAAAGAAGGATATTGAGTTTCAGTCATAACGATTTTTGAGTTTCGTTTTATTTATGGATTGGATTTTTGTGGTCCAAGAACATACCCATTAAGAGATGTATAGTTTGTTCCATTTAATGAGTATCCTGATGCTCCCCCTTGTCCAACAGGTAGAGAACCAGTAGAACCACCAGTTCCTCCAGATACATTTCCGCTAGTACCAGAGTTTCCAGTACCACCTTGACTTCCAGAATCTCCATTATTGCCAAAGTTTCCACCATTTCCACCATTTCCACCATATGCACCATGCCCACCATCTCCAGCATTTGTTCCACCAAGAGTATTGTCAGCACCAATCAAACCAGAAGATCCAGCAGTACTGCTTTGATTATATCCTTGTCCTATTCCTCCAGCACCACCATTTCCACCATCACCTCCAGTACCTCCATTCGTATAAAATGTTTCATAAGTATAATATGAGCAATCAAATGGAATTCCAGCTCCAGTACATCCTAGAGCATTATAAGTATTACAAGCAGAAACATCACGATATGCACAAGCAATTAGTAAAGCATTACAGGTAGCAGCATCTCTATAGCAAGTTTGTCCGTGGTATGTAGCCACAACATAACTTCCACTACCACCATCACCACCTCTACCACCTTTAGTCCCACCACCGCCACCGCCACCGCCAGCAACAATAGACCCATTATTTTGTACAGATATCGAACCACCAGATCCAGGACCATCCGCACGAATTGCATTTCCGCCCTTACCACCATCTCCGCCATTTGCGGCACCGGCTGCACCACCAGCACCCTGAATAGAACCATTATTTTCTAATACAAAAGCACCAACAACTCCACCACCAATAATAAGTGCAGCAAGACCTGTTGTAGTTGAACCAACTACAACTCCAGGATTAATAATCAATCTCTTTCTTACACTTCTTCCCCAATCTCCTCCAAAATAATCTGCAGCATTTATGTTAGTTGTAGTTGAAGTGACATATTTTTTAATTTCTGGTTCTTCTGGTACATTTACCGTTACACTTGATGATGCTGTTTGTCCTTCTAATCCATTTACAGTAATCGTATAAGTCTGAGGACTGGTAAGATTACCTGTAGATGCATCTCCATTCAATTTCGAACCAGCAAAACTATTAGGGGTAGAACTATTAACACTTGTTGTATTATCACCAGAATTCCATCTTAAAGTCGTTGAACCATTATATGAAATATTTGTACTATCCGCACTCAACGATACACTTGGAGCTGGTGGTGGATTTATATTTACCGTAACCGATACAGGTGTTGGGTTTGATGGTGGAGAATATTTAGATGTAGCAGATGCAGTAAATGTTTTACTACCACCTCCAGCACCTGCTTTTAGATTTCCAGTACTTCTACTTCCAGATGTATTGTACATATTTCCAATACCATCTATATAAATTGGAAGTTCGACATTTTCAGAATTCCAACTAATCGTTGATGAATTGTCGTAATCAACTGTACCTGGACTTGCACTTATACTAAGACTGACAGGATAAGATCTTGTAGTAAGAGACCAAGTATCAGATACAGTTGCAGTTACTGGACTTCCAAAAATAGATGTATCAGTCCCAGACACACTAAATGTAGTAGAAACAACCTGAGCATTTCCTCCCGCATTCATACGCAACTGTATCTGGTCTCCATTTAGAACTTGATAATTCCCAGTTCCATAATCTCTTACTATCGTTCCGCCTCTTGTAACTTTAAATTGAGCACTATTTCCACTAATACTTGCTGTTCCATAATCATATGTTCTTGGTGTTTGTCCAGAAGCAACATTCGACATTCCACTTAAAGTTACAATATTACTTTCTATATTAGTTTTTAAGTATTCAATATCAGTTTGATCAGTAAAATTAAATGCATTTGGAATACCATCTTCTGGGCGTTGCCTTGTTGTTATATTAAAAGTATCAGATTTCTTTCCAACCGTTAATGTTACAGCATAAGTTGTTTCATAATCTGGTGGACTATATCGAATTGCTACAGATTGATTTTTTCTTACATACTGTGAAGTAGAAGTATAAGACGCACCATTTACTGATATTTCAGATCCAGAACTTGGAGTTACCTTTGCCTTATAGTTAATGCCAGTAATTGCAGCAACAGTTCTTGTAATTGTTGTATTAATTGGAGCATCTGCAACATCTGCCCCAATACTAAAATCATCAGGAAGATAATCAAGATTACCTCGATAAGAATATTCAGAAATTACGCCAGTAGAACCGATAAGTGGAGACATTTTTACTTATATTGTGATTGTGAAGCAAATACTGAATATGCAGCAGAACCTGTTTTTATAATTACATAAGTGTACAAATCTACACTACTTACATTTCCACCAACTGGAAGAACTTCACCATACCATTTTGGAGTTACAGAACTTCCATCAATTGTGATTGCTGTATTATAATATGCAGTTGTTCCTTGTGTCGCAAGAATAGCAACAGTAATGGACTCACCGGTTGTGAGGAAATTATTTAAAGGAGTACCCCCATTTCCACGGAAATTAAGTGTCCAAGTTCCAGTTGTATCTGAAGTAAAATAATGAACATTATTTGTAATCAAATCAATATTTACAGATCCACTAAGTGGTGTAGCATTTAAACTTACACCTTCAGTCATTCCAACAACTTTTAATGAAGAAGTAATTCTATTTGCCGTAAAGTTTCCAGAGGCATCACGAGCAACAATTGTTGATGAAGTATTTGCATCTGTAGCGTCAACATTTATTTGTCTTGCTGTTCCACCTGTATAAGCAGAACCAACAGCAAAAGATAAATGAGTACCTAGAGTTAAATCTGCAAGAGTATTTCCAAGAGAAATACCAGAAATCGTAGGAGTTGCTAGATTTGCATTTGTAATTCCAGCAGTTCCAGAAAGATTTGCATTTGTCAATCCACTAATCGTATTATAAGTAGTAGAAATTGTTTTATTTTTAAATATATCTGAAGTTTCTTTTGCAACTAATGTATCAGTTGTAGCAGGTAATGTAAGAATACCAGAAGCAACAGCAGATGCTCTTACTGTTGTAATTCCAGAAGTAGAACCAGTAAATCCTGCACCTATAGTACCACCAAATGTTGCTGTTGTAATTCCTGTTGCTGTTAAATTTCGAGATTGAATATCACCACTAATGGTAACATTACCATTAGAAGTTAGATTTCCGACATCTAATGTTCCAGCAAATGTAGAAATTCCACCATAAGTTGATTTAAATAATCCATCTAAAGTCACTTTTACTGATGAAATAAATGTAGCTGCAATACCAGTAACTTCTAAATTATAAAGTTGCGAAATTCCTTGTGTGTGTTTTTGTGTATAAGAAGATGTTATACCACCACCAGGAGGTGGTGTTCCGGGAAATGTTGCAGTTCCATAAATGTTAATGCCATCAAATGAAAGGTTTGAAAATGTTTGTTGTGCAGGAAAGGTTATACTTTCAGTAACAACAATAGATTTAAACTTTGAAGTTCCATTTACTTCTAATGGATTTGTTCCATCAAAAGTTGTAGTAGTTTGACCAATACCCAACTTATCAATTCGAATATATGTACTATTTGTTTCTCTACTAACTAATCCAAATCGTTTCCAATCTCCATCTGCATAAGTATATCCCAAATATCCACCAGTTTGAGGAGTAGCAAGTAATGAAATATCACCAGAACGAACACCAGGAATATCAGAAGAAGTTGGTGTAGAAATTCCAACTGTAATTAACTTTGCTTGTGCTGTAGAACCTTTAACAAATAAATTCTTTACTTCAAGACCAGCATTAGATGTACTTGTTACTTTTTGTGTAAAATTAACTGGACCATAGAATTGTGATGTTTGATTGTTATTTTCTCCACCTTCAATCGTAAGCCTATCTCTTACAACCAAGTCATCAAACACACCACTCAATCTCTTTGTACTATCAGTATTTGCGTCATCTCCAGTATATGTAAATACTGGAGCATCAAATACTTCCTCTTCACCAGTTACAGAAGTAAGTTTTTTTGCACCAGAATAAAATTCGCCAAGGTCGTTCATTCCAGAATAAACAATAGTTCCACCATCCTGCTCTCTTGCCTGGGAAACAATTATTTCATCTGTGGAAAGAATTCTATCTTGCTTTTGAGGCATACCAGTTGAATAGTTTCCTGGACCATATCCAAGATATTCGAAAGTATGACCAGAAGCACGAAGATATGATGGACGGTGAAATTGAATTGGTATTACACGAACTTTTTTTACAAGTGTTCCATTATCTGCCGGTGCAGATACTGTACCCAGTTGTCCTCTAAGAACTGTCGTACAAGCATCATTTGCAATACGAAGAATTTCTGAATTTATTTGTATAAAATCACCCTTTCTAAATCCACCAACACTTGTAATACTAATTGATGTCGATGAAGATGTTAGAGCACTTGAAAGTGTAGTACTTATTCCAGCATAGATATAAGAAATTCTTCCTCCAAGATTTAATTCACCTTCTCCAATTGCAAGAGCATTTGCCGAAAATTCTTGTCTTAATACAGAACCACCACCAGTATATGTTTTTGTTGCTGAAACCTTTCCAACATTAAATGTAAATGTCGTTAAACCAACAACCTGATTTACTACAAATGAACTATCGTAGATAGTATGACCAGTTCCAGTAATTGTAAACTTATTTCCTACAAGTAATCCATGAGAATTTGAAGTTGTAACTGTTGCAATTCCTGTCTGAACACTTGAGAAATCTAATGAAGTAATTGTATTTCCTTTCGCAGTAACTGCTATAATTGGAACTAAACTATCAGTTCTATTAATAAATTGTCCGACATTATTTGAATTATAAACAGTAATCGATTTTGGTCCAGGAATACCAGTAATTTTAAATGTTCCATTATACTTATCACTCGAAACACCAATCACTTGAACTGCATCACCAATATTGCTATTAATTGCAGTAACTTGTACTGTTGCAAGTGATGTTCCACCAACAACACTCATCGTATTTCCTACACCATAAGCACTACCACCATCAACAATACTTATGACATTTACAGAACCAGCACTAAGAGTTGCTTTTACTGCTGCACCAGTTCCAGCAGTAGTTCCAGGAACAAGAGAAGCTGAATAAAGTGTAGTTGAACCATATCCAGAACCACCAGAAGTAAGGCTCAATGTTTTGATTGAATTTAAGTTATGTTCCCTATCAGTATAAAATGTAATATCAGTTCCACTTACGGAAGCACCAGTAATTCCAAAACCAATTGTATTTTCTAATATAAAAGAATTTAGTGCTTCTTTTGTGACAGAATTTCTTTTATCGTTAGATGTAATTTTTCCAAGTGGATCTACATTAGCATATGATATTGTTGCGTCTGGATCTGAATTATAATTATCTCTATCCATTTGTGGATAAAGATTACGAACATCTTGATTATAATTCTTTAAACTAATTCCATAACCAACATTTGCAAGTGCTGGAGACACATTTGATGTCATCACAGTCAAATGATAAATTCCATCTTGTCCAGTTGTTGCAGAACCAGGAATATGTTGTCGGATTTCATCAATTCTGTAAATAAAATAAGAATCTTTATATCTTTCTCTACTTACAGTTGGTAATGCATTTACTTGTTGAGATGTGTCTCTTTGATTTATATTATTAGTAAATGTGCCTGGATCTATAGAAATATCAGAAATAGTAAAAGTTTTAGAACTTGGAATAGATGCAATATTAAAAGAACCATTAAAAACAGAAGATGCCGCACCAGAAATATTATTTGTACTTGTAACATTCTGTATTTTTACAGTATCTCCTATAATAAAATTATGTGGAAGTTCAGTTGTAATTGTAATTACATTTCCGCCATAAGATGCATTTGTAATAATTTTTGGATTTTTAAGTTGAATTGAGTTTGAAATATCCCCAGAAATAACTCCAGGACTATCAATTGTTGTTGTACTTGATTCTTGAATAATAAATCCAGCAACAGGAGGACGAGCATTTGTTGCTTCTTTTGGAATTACATATCTAAGCTTATAAATACGATCTGTCAAAGAACGATTATCAAGTTTTCTTTTGATAAATGTAGTACTTGTTTCATCACCTAACGCAGTTGTTCCAAGTCCTACGATAGCCGTATAAATTTGATTTGTAGCATCTAAAGAACTATTAATATACCAACTACCTTGTACTGAATCATACTGAACTGGATGTGCCAATTCTCCAGGTTGTTTATCTATCGCAGAACTTATAACTGTAAGATTTCCACCAAGATTATTAACTCCGGTTATTGTTCTTGGAGTTGCTGCAATTGCATCACTATATGTTGGTGATAATTTAATCTTATTTGAAGATGAATTATACACATAATAAACTTTATTTAATTCAATATTACTTGGTGATTCGGCATTATCACTAAATATTCTAACTTTTTCTCCATTATAAAATTTATGATCTACCGTTAATGTGAAAGTATCATTAGTAATACTATTAATGCCAGCAGTTCTTCCAACCTTGGAAATTTTATTTGCACTAAAGGTAGTTCCATCCGGTGATTGCATCAAAATTGGAGCACTATAAGAAGTAAGTGCTGTTCCAGCAGTTACAGTTAAATATAATGAATCGTTTTGTCTTGCACCAATTCTATAACTATCCACTTGGTGTGGAGGAATAATATCTTTATTTTTATAAGAATAAAGATAAAGTCGAGAAGGATTTGCATTATTAATTATTTGATTTGTATCTAATGACAACCAACCAACTTCTGTCTCATCTGTAGTAATTTCTCTTGGAGGAATAATGTGTGTAACATATCCAGAATTATCCCTATCAAACGATTCTTTACGAAAACCAATTGATTCTAATGAAACTGCACCAAAGTTGGAATTTGAATTAGTGATAGACATATCTCCACCACTTTCTGCAACAAAGTGTCTTGCAAAACCAATCGCAAAAATCGAAACACACTGAATAAAAGCACCATTAGTTACTTTAATGTGATAGTTTTCATACGATGGTTTATAAATCGAACCAGAATAAGTATGTAATGGTGAATTTGAAGATTCATCATTATTTTTAAATGATTTGCTTGTCGCATTATAATCAATAAAAGCATTATCATCTTTTTGAAGTGAAATGCCGGTAAATTGAGAAACAACCATAGATTTAAATCCGGTTGCTCTATTTCCATCAGCAAACATTCCACATAATCCATAAACAGATCTTAAGGAACAATTGAAAATATAAGGGGAAGCAGAGGATACACTATCTGCTTCTACAATAACTTGAGAATTTTGTATTTGAACGTCAGAAGGAAGAGCAACTACAGGAGTACTTATTGAACTATAAGTAAAAGTAGTAAGTCCTACAACTTCTCTAACTGTAAAAGATCCATTATAAGAAGTTGTATCGATACCAACTCCACTAACAAGAATTGGAGTATCAACATAAAGTCCATGATTTCTATTTGTAGTTACTGTAATTATTGGAGATGGAGCATTTCCATCTCCAGAAAAAATACTTGTAATTCCAAGAGAATTTGCGTTTAAATTTCCAACAATTCGATATTCATCAACAGATGGTTCAAAATCTACACCAGTTGGATAATCAGCAAGAGGTCTTCCAGATGCAGTACCATAAACTAATGATATTTTATTATAATACATCTGAAGATCTGTTAGACCAGTTTCAGTAGTTCCTAATTTAACTTGATTAATACCATCAGCATAAACAAATGATGTTAATTTATGATGAGAAAAGTTTGGAACATGAGAAGTATTATTATAATTTTTATAAACACTTCGATTTGGATCTGCATCTAAAAATGTAAAGGCAGTAAAGTAACAAGTACCAGTTACATTAAAAATAGATGAATTTACAATATAATCATCTAAAGGATCTGGGACATAAAGCGGGCGAATTTTTGTCTTTCTTAAATCTAAACCAATAATAGATGTGCCACGGGGCATAATAACCCCACCATCTACTGAATTTAGTTTATATAAATCATTATTAATATCATTCAAATCGGTATTATAAGAAGAACCTAATTCTGTAATTGTTGCTCCAGAGGTAGTCCAAGTTGCTCCAGAACCTGATCCTGTTCTTTTCTTTAATGTTGCCGAGGTATTAATTGAAAAACCAGGACGATTATCAATATAATGTGTGCCTGGATATACAAGAATTGTTGTTCTATCGATCTTATCGTTATTTCTTCCTACTTGATATGAAAATCTTGCTGCTTCCAGCAAAGCTCTTTGTATAGTTTTATATGGACGAGCTAGAGAATTTCCCTTATTCTCATAACTATCCGTAGAGTCAAAATCCGAAGGGCTAACATAAAGAATATTTCCTTCAGCATTCTTTAAAAAATTCTCTAACCTTGATAATGGCATTTTATAAGCACAGATATTTCTTCTGTCTTATTTAGACACTATTTTTTTATACCCGTGGTCGGATTCGAACCGACCCTGGAAGGATTTTAAGTCCTCTGTCTCTGCCGCTGGACTACACGGGCATACAATAGAACCTAAAAGGTTCTATGCACACGGAAGGGGTTTGGTAAGTATCTCACCTCATTTATAATATCCCAAAAACACAAATCCGTCAAGCAACAAGTTCACCACGAAGTTCAGCAAGTTTTGCAGTTGCAAGTGCTTCTACACAAGTCCAATAAAGTTCTCCACTTACTATATTTTCGTCTGCAAAATGTTCTGCTACATCTTCTTGAAGTTGTTGAAGTTCGGTCAAAGCGTTTCGGGTAATCATCATAAGTGGTTCGTTGTTCATCACCCGTATATCATAGCACGGATTTGGAGTCCTGTCAAGAGGCATGTCAAGTGTTGACAAAGTTCTCAAATGTTCCTAAAATCACTCTGTTGGGTTTGAAGATAACTTGTATCTTAATTACTTAAAAGAATATATTATTCAAATATTTTATCAATTAACCATTGAGGACATTCTGGAATATCATTCATGTCTCCCACAAGTTCATGGTTATAATTTATTCCATTAAACATATGTAATGTATCAATATTACTTTGAATTCCATTAGCAGAAGTTCCACTAATCCAAATTTTAACATCACCTATAATTATTCTTCTAATATTAGAAGAATTTAATTGAGAATATAAACTTGTTGGTTTTTTAAAATATAAATGAATACTGCATCTATCAGTTGATTTATCAATTCTTTTAAATTTACAATAATTTAAAATATTTGGATCAATATTTGAAATAGAATTTAATTGAGTACCAAAATCAATATCCAATACTATCAAATTAGTGTTATTAGTTATTATTCCATATCCACAAGTAAATCTTATAGAATTGTAATGTATAAATTTTGGATAATTGTTAGTTAAAATATCTGAATCTGTATATGGAGTATCATCTAAAGATTTTGCAAAAAAATAGTCCCAGTTAGAATCTTTAAAAACAAATAAATTATCTATTAATTCTGATTTTTTAAATCTATATGGAATAATATAATTTGAATCTGTAGGATCAACTTTACCCAAATATGAATTTTTATGATAACCATCTGCTAAAAAATAATCATAATTATCAGAAAGTTTTTCTATCGTAGAAATTACTTTTGATTTATATTCAATATATTTTTGATCAGATTCCAATATAGAAATCTGATCATTGTAGTAAGAAAAATCAGTAGCATATTTATAATAATCTATTAAATAATTTTTCATATTTAAGAAATTGAATCGACAGAATAATATCCTCTAAAAACATAAGAACCTCCATACGTTATAGATGCCATTATGGGTCCAACGGGACCATTATTATAAGTTAAATCTTGCATTGTTACAGTAAATCTAAAGTATACATAACTTCCCGCACCAACAGTAAGTGTATAATCATATGGACTACTACCATAGGCAGTTGAACGAACTTGCTCATTCACAATAATTTCCATATAAGGATATGCAGGAGATGGACTATAAGTAATTGGAAAATTATTAAGAATTAAATTATAACTTCCTGCTGGAGGATAAAATGTTTGAGATGTAAAAACCCTCGAATTACTATTATATGGTACATAAACATAATCAGTAAAAGTTTGTATTTCATTTACTGCCCAATTAAATGAACTTTTTCCATAAAAATCATAAAGACTTATAGTACCACTTGCAGGAATACCAGCAGATCTTCCATAATACTCATCAATTCCAATGGGATTTACTCCACCAAATTCGGTTTGAACATTAGCAAGACTAATTTCACCAGAGGATTGAAGAGTCATTGTTTATTTGATAAAATTATGCTTCAACAGCATTTTTATAATATTCAGTAGTTTTTAAATGTTTATATGCCTGAACAATAACACTGTCAGGACTATCAGGATCAATAAAAAATAGCACTTTAAAGTCTTTTCCGGGAGTTGCTAATCTAGAATCAATACTTACATCAGTTGGAGATGTTGCAAGAGCACCAATTGGCAATTTTCCTTCATCTCTTGCAACTTTAGAAGAATACACTTCAATTGCAATTTTGCCTATATAACCGGATTTCCAATAAACCCATAATGTTTCATCCTCATCATCTCGATGTGTCAATTCATCGGGTCTTGATTTATCTGGTGGCGGAAGAACATCATTCAATCTTTTTTCTGTAGTTATATTAACGATTACGTGATAAGCATCATCAACCACAAATCCAGTTCCAGGAATTTCAAAATCTCTCAACAATGCCACATTATTCTCCTAATTTCGATTTAAGTTCTTCAATTTCTTTCTTCAAGTTATTTATAATTATAGTTTGTTCTTTAATTGCCTCAATAAAAAGACCTGCAAAATTTCCATAGGATACGCCATATTCATCAACATCTTCGGCATAAGTCACAACTTCGGGCACAATTGGTTCAACTTCTTGTGCTATAACACCCATTTCAACTTTATCGGAATTAGCATTATCTTCAATATCAATTCTCTTATAAGTCACCCCACGAAGTTGATTGACTTTATCAAGTGCATTAGTTACAGTTTTAATTTCAGTTTTCTTTCTCGCATCAGAATATGCAACAACATTTCCTGTAGAATAAACTCCACCCGATACATACATTCCATAAGATCCTGATGTAGTAGATGTATTCACTCCCATACAATTATTAGCAATTAGATGATAAAGAATCCATCTACCATTTGCTTCACGATAAACTCCACCATTTCCTGCAGAATCATACATTCCAATATTAACGCCACTGTATACATCATAAAATCCACCATAGCTATTTCTAGATCCCTCAATAGTTCCGGAAGTATATGTTGATGATGTATTTGGTCTCATCTGCCAACTATTAGTATCCGAATAAAAACCAGTGGTATTTGTATACATCCAGGTATACTTGTAGGTGTAATTAGATGTACCGTTAATTTGGAATATTAATGTGTCATTAGAATAATCCGCCTTAAATCTGATACCTTCATAAGAAGGGTTTGCAGCTATAGTAATACCAGTATGATACTGAAAAACTAAATCTGGGTATGGATGTGTCCAAGAACCAGATTCTTGAAAACCAAAAGAATATGGATATGAAGATCTTGTCGAACCACTATTAACACCTGACGCATAAGGTGTGATTGGACCAGTACCAGAAATTTGGTTATTGTTCATAGTAAGTGTTCCACCCAACGAACAAGTACCACCAGATTGATTGGTTGCAGTAGTAGCAGTTACAGAATTACCAGAACAAGAAGAAGCAGTAGTTGCAGTTGCAGAATTACCAGAACAAGAAGAAGCAGTAGTTGCAGTTGCAGAATTACCAGAACAAGAAGAAGCAGTAGTTGCAGTTGCAGAATTACCAGAACAAGAAGAAGCAGTAGTTGCAGTTGCAGAATTACCAGAACAAGAAGTGGAAGACCCACTAATATTCATCGTTTGTCCACTAATAAAAGTAGCAACTTTTGCCGCAGTAGCAGAACGATAATAATTATCGCCAAACTTACCCATTAAATAAGTAAGAGATCCACTGCTTACATCATCACTAGAATTAAAATAACTACCAAATCCATATCTACGATAATCATCTCCACTTCCATCTCTCAATACAATAGAACTAGCAGTTGCAGAAGTTGATACTTGATATCCTTGCAAATAAGAAGCACTAACGCCACTTAAACTCGAACCATCTCCATAAAATTTTGTAGCATACAAATAACCATCATAATTTAATCTAGTAGTATTTGATGGTGCAGTTGTTCCACCATCAAATTGTCCAGAAGATTTTGTTGTTCCATTATAAGACACAAAAGAAGAACTAGTTGAACCAGAAGTTGCACCTTCAACAAGTTTTGCTTTTGTTTGAGACATTATTATATCCGATTACAATTTGAAGTATTTATGATTTATATAATAATACTAGGGTGTAGAAGGCCATTCTGGGTTTTTTGGATCATTCGTATTTTCAGGAAGATCTCTCAATGCTTGACGATAAACTGCCCATTCTTGTTTTTTTTGTTTAGTGATTGGACTATCAGAAAGTTGCGTCCAATCACATTCTATCAATTTACGATTTCTTTCATTACGAAATTCCTTCCAATAATCTCTTGATGCTTCTCTTAATTCTTCTTCTGCCAATTGTTCTCTAAATCTTCTTTGTTTTTCTGCATCAAATATCTCTAATGCTTGTTCGTAAATTCCAAGTTCATTAATCACTTCACTTGGTGTATTCTTATATTCTATTCTACCTACAGTATCATTCCAAATGACTGCATGAACATTGGAAGGAACCCAAGATAGGTCTTCCTGTATATTCCCAAAAGTTTCATCATTCAATCTAATGTATTTTTCTGATACGATAAATGCTAATTTCATTACTGATCTCCAGATTTTAATATATTATCTTGAGCATTACCGGAAAGTATTTCATTTATAGAAATTCCAGGTTGCATAGAATTTATATACAATTGTCTATTTTGAATATTTGTATCGACAACCTCATTTCTAAAACTTTCTATTGCTGCTCCAGTAGATCTTTGTTGCTGTGAGTTTTCAATCAATAAAGTAGGCATCCAAGTAATTGCACAACCCCATTCATCAACTGGTTCTCCAGTATTAGGATTATAACCACGAATTTGTGTAAACCAAGAACACTGAAGTCCTACACAATCCTTTTTAATTAATGGACAATATTTTCCTTGTTCGAGTTTCATAAAAATAAATTAATCTTTAGAACATATTATAACATCAATATACTGAACAGAAAAGTCCATAGACGCTCCAGAAGTTCCACTATTGTTGACTGAAATAGAGTGCCCGTGACTTCCACCATTATTTGTAGTAAAAGCGTGTTGGTGATCATTACTCATACCAGCAGTTGATCCTCCATGACTGTGATTGCCAACACTATTAGTCGATCCACTATGGCTGTGATCACCTGCTGAATTGGTACTATCACTGGCAGGGGCACTAACCTTAACTCTATTCTCATAACCACCAGAAAGATTTAATCCATACCCACCTACTTCACTTCCACTACTATACTGGTTCATAGAATGACTATGAGAACCAGCACTATTAGTGGAAAAATCATGATTATGTCCCCCATTATCATTAGTTGTAAAACTATGAGTGTGATTTGCGTTTTGACTACCTGATGTCCCATCATGTGTGTGTCCACCATGATCAGAAGCACTTGCAGAGTGACTGTGTTCTGGTAGTGGAACACCTCTACTAGCAAATACAGAAGTAAATGATGAAGAACCACCAGAACCTCCGCCTGTTCCGGAAACAACTCTTAATGCTTTATTATCATGAGATGTAGATTTCGTCCAACCAGTCGGAGCAGATGATTGATAGAAAAGTAAAGTAGTTCCAGAAGCAAATGATGACGAACTTCCCCACTGAAGTCCACTTCCAGTAGATTGAAGAACTTGACCCGAAGAACCATTTCCTCCACCAGCAGTTAGAGTACCTGACAATATTAAGTTGGTTGCCGTTCCTCCACTTGCTGCCAAATAATAAGTGCTTGCATTTCCATTTAAATACTGACTATTCAGATTTGATACTAATGTAGAAGAAGCAACAGTAAGTGGTGCAGTCCCTGTTGCTACAGTTGAGTTAAATGTAGATGCAGTTATAATACCAGAAGAATTAATATTGGTATTTGAAATATTAGCAATAGTACCAATACCAGTATAATTTAAATTAGTACCTCCAAGATTAGTAATAGTACCTTTAGTGCTATCAAATGTGGTGATTGTACCAGCAGTACCAGTAATATTAGTAATTGTGAGATTACTAATTGAATTTCCCCATTTAACACCAACAGAAGCACTTGTGTCAGCAATTAAAATACTATTATTTGCACCTACACCCAATATTGCAGCAACATTATCTCCAGATGCTACTACCATATCGCCCTTAGCACTCCAAGAAACATCACTCAATAATGCTCCTTGTCCACCAAGAGCAACAACAAAGCAACCTAATCCCGAAGCAGGAGCAGTTGTAAATCTAATTGTACTTGTATTAAATCCCCCAGATTGAACAATAATAAAATCAGTTCCTGGTTTTTGTATTATGCCACCAACAGATACGATCAAATTTGCAGAACTTGCTGCTGGAACAAAGGGAACTGATGCAGATGCAAGAGAAAAATCGGTTGTAGATCCATTAAAGGATGAAGAAAAATCATCAAGAATAATTGAGTTTCCAATTGGATATTGTCCAGTAACAGATGCAGAGTTTGCCGGAACATATCCAAGAGCATTTGTAACTTCCGAAGACAATAATACACTATCATCACCATTTGCCTTCAGAAAGTTAGTAGCAGTCGCACCAGTTTTAACAAATTTAAGAGTATTTAAAGTTCCAGTACTTGGGTTACAAAATATATCAGTATCTACAGAAATTGTACCTATACCAGATGTAACTTTTGAAAAAGTAAGATATCTTGTGGCATTTGAATTATCCAACCCAATTGCAATCGATGAAGCAGAACCAGCATTTCCATTTACATTTCCAGTAACATTTCCTACAAGTGTCGTAATACCACTCAAAGAACCAGTATAAGGATTAAATATTAACTTATTACTAGTATTTGGTTGTGTAAATTCTACATCATTTGTATTCAATAAAACATAATAATTAGAATTTGCAGTTGTCCCTAAACCAACTCTTACAATATCTGGATTTTCACGAAGATATAAACCAAGTGCATCTCCGAATAGATCTGTAGATGTAGTTATACCAGTTCTAGTGTCTCGGAGAAGAATGCTCATGAGAAATACTGATTATATGTTGAGTTGTTTAGAACTGATTTTATGTTGTTTATTTCACCTTTTCTTGAATTTAAATCACCTTCTGCAAATATATATCCATATCTTTGCACATAAGATCTTTTAGTTTCAACTTTGAGAGAATTAGATCCAACTATAATTCCATCTCTTTGAGATTTTAATGTATTCAACTCTGATTTTAATGTACTCATTTGAGAAGCATAAGTAGAACAAGATGTCGGACAAGAACTTGTTTCGCTAGAACTAATTTCGTAAATCTCTGTAGAACCAATTCCTACACTCGCAACAATATAAGTATCTACTCCAGTACCCAAAATAGGAGAACCAACATTCGTAACTTTAAATGATGCTCCACTAAATGCAGAAATTGTAAGAATGTCATTTACCAAATAACCAGTACCACCATTATTTACGATTACACTTGAAACTGATCCACCAGCAGATACAGTTATATCTGCCTTTGCACCACTTCCTCCACCACCATTTAAAACTTTTCCATAATAAGCAGAAGAAATAAATCCAGACCCAGGATTATTGATAATCAATTCTAATATTGAACTCTTATCTGCACCAACAACTACAGAAGTAGATCCAATTCCAGAAGTAAATGAAGTCGAACCATCAGTACCATCAAGTGGGGAATATGGATTTATTCCAGAATATGAAGTACTTTCTGCATTAATACGATGTGCTTTTGCTTGTTCATAATAATAAGCAGAAGATGTAGTACCACATCCACAACTATTAGCAATTCCAGAAAGAATTGAAATATCATATATTTTTTTGTTAATATTAACAGTAATTTGAGCAATATTTTCGTCTAACTGTGATATTGGAGATACAAGTTCATTAATTGAAGATTGAAGTGGTTGTTTCAATTGTCCAATTGTTATAATTTGATTTTCAATTGAATTTAATTCCGCATCATATTTTATAATTAATGTTTGTTTAGTCATATCTATTCTCCTTCATACTCAACAATCAATTTTGAAATATCTTTTCTTGTTGCATATACAATATAACTACAATCTATTTTTCCACCCGAGTTGTTTAGTATTTTTATTTGATTATTTTCTATCTTTTGTACATAGAGTTCTTGATGTAAAACATAAGAAGTCAAATGAACTGTGATTGATTTTTCATCAACTAATCCAGTCCAATAATCAGGCAAATTGATTATATTCGAATTTATCAATCTACCACGAGTATAAACTCCATTTTCTGGTCCTTCCAAACAACCGTGCCTTAACCTATGTTTTTCCTTTGTTGGATGTGGAATATCAAATAACTTAAATGGTGCTGCAACTCCGCCAAGAGCACTAAACATACCCACCACATTACAAATACCCATTACAACTAAAGGACCATTAACTACCTTTGCTCCATTTGTAATATGAGAACTATTATTTACTTTTAATCCATTCGACATATCTATGCCGTTTTTAAATGCTGAACCATAGCAATTAAAAATCCCAAGATTATTGGTAATACCAGTTATATTGGTAATCGGTCCAAGAAGATTTGAAATACCAGTAACTTCAAGTGAAGCTGGAACTGATACTCCTATTGTAGGACCAATCATACAAGCAGCTCTTGCTATTCCTGCCTGTAATGTTCCACCAATATATACTGGACCATTTAATGCAGCAGTTCCTGGTGTTAAATCAGTACTTCTAGTCAAAAACGAAGTATCAACTTTCCCGCAGATTAATTTTTCTCCAACATTCGCAATTGTAAAATCAGCCATTAGTTAACATATGGATGTGAAGAAATCTTTGAATTTTTTAACTGCTGCTATTATTTTTCCCAAAAATGAAGAAGAATCCGTATCTACGCCACTCGAAATTGTAGTTTGTGCAGAAGCATAAATGTCAGTAGTAGCACCGGCAATATTTACTCCTTGTGCCGCTGCAATTGTTGCAGCTCCACTTGATTGCACTTCAACATTTGGAGCACTCATTTTAACAATTTTAGAACCCTGAATTGTTACTTCACCTTCCGAACCATCTACACCAATAATACGAATATTTTTTGCTTCAAGAATAATAGTTCCATTGATTGCTCTCAAATGAATATCTCCATTTAGAGCATCAATTATTTTTGCTGGTGTTTTATCATCAGCAATTTTATGTCCCACAACTTCTTTTGAAGTTTTATTTACAACAAAATCAGAATTTCCATTTTCGTAAATAATAAGTCCTTGTCCCTTATCTGTTGTACAAGCAATATCTATTTTTCCGTTTTTAGCACTATCTGTGCCTGCTTCAAATCTAAATCCTGGAAGCTGTCTGGCAAATGGGTTTCTCATATACAATCTATTACTGTTACAATTCCAACAGTTGTTGCTCTTGTATTTAACTGCTGACTAAATGAAACATAAGTCGGATAATATTTCATTCGTGGAATAACTTGAGCACCAACTCCTGTTCTTGTATTTATAGTAAGTACAGGAAGTCGATCAAATCCACAAATTGGATTATTTAATGGTTGAATATTTACAATTGCACCACTACCAGGAGAAACAATAGGAATATAATTATTTTTACCATCAGTAATTGTATCACCAGATGTATATCCATATCCAGGTGCAGTTATAATAATATCTTCAATACAACCAGTAATACTACTACTAACTCCCACATTTGGTTTATAATTAATTAAAACATAAACAGATGCTTTTTGATTATCCAATTTAAGTTTGAAAATTTTATTTTCTTTAATTACATTTTTATTTGTTTGAAATGTAATTTCAGATTTGTTATTTAAAACAGTAAAAGAAGAATTTAATTGTTTATTTACCAATAATGTTGCATCTATTCCTGTAATTGTATATGGAACAACAACATTATCATTCACATTTTCTGTTATTAAACTAATTCTAAATACTTCTCCTTCATTTACTATATCTTTTGTTGATTTCAAATAATACTTTTCTTTTGCCGGTTGTGCTGGAACAATAGGTTTAATCAAAACTTGTATGGTTTTTTTGTAATCTGGCAATGCTAAATCAAATACCTTTGCATCTATAATTTTTCCTTTATTTGCATTAAAGGTTATAGTTGAGACATTATTATTAATTACAAACTCACCATTAAAACTTTGCCCAATTAAATCATTTGGTATTCCAGAAATTTGATATTTAATTTTAGTTCCATCAGAAATATTGAAACTTCTAGCAGTAATTTCAAAAATTTCTCCCTCAAATACTGATGATTTGTTTGATGATAAAGTAATGCTAATATTCTTTTGAGTAGTTGCGGTCGTTCCTATACCAGTGTTGGCAGTAGTTCCTATACCGGTGTTGGCAGTAGTTCCATCTCCACAGCTAGTATCTACTACTATATTTGAATAATTACCTTGACAATAACCAAAACCAACATCCTCTACATAAATTGATTTTATACATCCATATTTGTCATTAATAATTGCTCTTGCAGTTGCTCCACTACCATAACCACTATTATCCACAATCATAACAGTTGGTTCTGTTGTATATCCACTTCCTTTACTGGTCAATTCAATAGAAAAAATTGAACCATTTGCACCGACAATAGCAGTCGCACTTGCACCATATCCATCCCCAATAATTCTTACAATTGGTGGAATACAATTTGGATGTCTTACTCCAGGAGGTAATGGTATTATATCATCTTGTGTTGTCGGATTTGTTACTTTTTGATTACAAGTATTAAACAACGAATTAAATTTTCCATTCAAACCACCATAAATTGGTGTTTCTCCAATTGCTGCTCCAATAGAACCCAAACCATCACTCAATCCATTCAATACATTTACATTAGAGACCATTTTTTGCCAATCGTCTGCTTCCTTTTCATTTGGTCCAAATTTAGCAGCCCAAACACTTGGAGTTTTACAAGCAAGTCCAGTACAATCAAGAAAACTTAAAATTTGTGATGCTAATGAACTTGCTTGATTTAGAATTCCAGTAATTGATGAAAGTCCCCCAGTAAGCCACTCAATTCCAGATATAATATCTGCAAGTGCATCTTCAATAGCATTCATCAATTCAGAAAGAATACCAGCAGTTAATTGCTCTATAGCACAAGCAGGTGCATTTATTGGAGCAATCAAATCACTAAGCATATTTTCAATAAAATTAAGAAGGCTAGCAGGAAGTTTTTCAAGAATACAAAATATTTTATCCAAAATGACCTTCATTGCTTCCAAAAAATGCACCTGATCTGGTGGTGGAACAAAAATTCCAACAAACTTACGAAACAACGTAACAATACATTTAAAAATTGTACCTCTTAAATTATTAATAATTAATTTTACAATTCCAAGAACTTGTCCTGCAGTTCTTTTTACTAAATTTCCAACATTTACAACTTCATTTAAAATTGGGTCAATATAAGTATGCAAATATCTATCAAGTCCATTTGTAACTGCAATAAAGTCTTGTATTGCTTGTGTAATCTGTCCGATTAAATTATTTTCACATCCATTTGGTCTAACTAAAGTAATATCCGCCTTTTTTTCTACCGAAAGAGTAGATGCAGCAGGAATACCAGATTTAATACCTGCAATTTTATCACCAAACTGTGGTATTGTTGCAATATTAGTTGTAGTCGAACTTGAAAAACCAAAATCAGAATTAAAAGCAATATTCGTTGCAGATGCTTGAGATAATGGTGATGTCTCTGCTTCTGTAAAAGATTTTGATGCTCTGCTATCTTTTTGTGATGGTTTAATTAGATTTCCAGGATGTCCAGTAAAAGGTTTGAACTTTGAACTTTTTTCTTTTGTTACAACATCTTCTGTCTGTAAGTTTTTTGTTCCATCACTACGATAAAGCAATCCAATAATTACTGGTTGTTGCCCATCATCTCCATCCAAGAAAAATCCAAAACAAGTTTCACCACCTTTTAAATGTAATGTTCCTCCAATACCACCTTGAGCACTTCCAAAGGAAGGGTCCAACATTACTTGTGCCCAAGGCAAATCATCATCAGAAAGAATATTTCCATCAAAAGAATGATATCCAACTATTCTAACTTTGCATCTTGCTCCCCATACTCCATCTTTAGTACCTTCTAAAGATATTTCTGATTTTTCTGCCCAAACGGAAGAATGTGCTACTTGACCAATCCACCAAGTAAAACCATCTTTTCCGATATAATTCGATTTTAATAAACTCTCTTCAATCATCGTATAATCTACACTCTAATGCTTCTGGGTGGTCGTTGCAATATAATTGCAACGGAGTCGGAACTTTATCTTCATTTGGATTATTTTTTTGATAAGATAAAAGTTCCTGAAGATAACTTTCCAGATATCTTTTTCTTTGTTCATTTTGCGAATAATGCACTTCTTCGCAAATTTTATCAATAAGTTCTTTTAATTCCATTTTTAAAGATTTTTAGGTCCATATAGTCCGTAACTATCACGTATTAATCTAATAGATGTAAGCATTTTATTAGTAGGATCAAAATGATGTCTCAATTCTTTAATTAGGTAAAATCCACTTTGTTCTGGATCTACTTCTCCATTATTTGAAGGTTCCATTTTTGGAAACTGTGCATAAATTATATCGCCACATTTTAAATTAATATTCAAAGGCACATTCATATTTAGTGCTTGACTAAACAACAGATTATATCTTGAATAAGACATAGACATATCAGCACCACTTATTAATTTATCACCAATAGAACCATCAGGTTTTAATGCACCACGATCTGCAACTTTTACCATAATACGAGAAACACTATCTCCAAATTCTTCAGATACTGCAATACTTTCAGCAGCACCAAGTTTATTTTTAATTTGATCTTTTAATGTATACTTATATAAATCCAATGAATTACTATAAAGATCATAAAAATAAGTTTTATTTGCATACATACCAACTCTCAATGATTTCATTAAATCAATATTTTTTTCATAGTTATAATTAATAATTTTAAAGTTATTATTCAAGTCATTATGTTGAATTACAAATTGTTCATAACTATAATTATAAACTTTTTTCTTATTTGCGCTTGATTCTTCTATTCTTGTATTTGATACTAAACTATCAATACTTCTAAAATTAAATCCATCTCTATTTTCATAAAAGAAAAATCCAGCAGTTCCTTTTGCTATTCCACTTTGATCACCACCAGAAGTTCCTGTAGCACCTCCAGAAATTGCAGAAACTGCCTTTGGTCCTAACCACTGCAAAATATGAAATGGTTTCTTATTATTTCCAACAAAAGAATAAGAATTTGATGTTTGTTCTATATTTTCAGATTTGAATTTATTTGTCTTTAATACATCTTTAAGAATTTTAGTTACAGTAGTTTTTAAATTTCCTCTATAAACTGTTTCACACCTTACAGTTTCATTGGTCAAACCTTCTCTAGAAACAAGATGCAAAGTAAATGATTCATTTGTATTTTGTGCATCAAGATTACTTACCTTATACACATACATTGCATTTTCACCATCCAATAAAAATTTACCAGAAGCAGTTTCAATCTCCATCGAAACTTTTTCGCCACCACGAATTGGAAGTAAATTAAAGATAGAATATGAGTTAATCACATCCATCGTCATTGTTATACAAGGAGACAAAATATCTTCATAATAATCTATTGATGTGATTGAATTTGTTAAATCTTTTTTATTTCTACCATCCAATGATTGAATGGTGACTGATTGGTATCTTAAACCTTGTACTGCGATTGCCATTATGATGAAGAGAGATTAGTGAGAAGCATATTCTTCCATAAACTATTTAATATATCACCTTCACTTGGAGATACAACAACAACTCCACCACCACTACTTTGACCACCACCCATTGGAATAGGAACTGGAACAATAGAAGGTCGTGCTGCAACTTGTGGTTGCATATTTCCCATTAATACTACAGTTCCTGGTGTTTGTTCTGATGGAGTACCAATTGCTGCTGGTATTGGTTGAGTTGGTGCTGGTGCAACTCCGCCCATTTTAGAATAATCACCACGAAGAGCAGCATCTACATTTGATTTAACTGCATCTAATTTCTTTTGATTTTTTTCTCTCAAATCACGAACATAAGCATTATACATTTCTTTATATTGCTTTACTTTCGGGTCTATTTTTTCTGGTGTTTGTGCCAAACCTTCAAATCCACTTGAACTTGAATATGTCTTTTGTCCCAAAAGTTGTGCTTTTAATTTAGGATCTTTAAGTATTTTATCACCATCTTTTGTTCCTTTTATAAAATCTTCAATTGGTTGTTGTTTTTCTATGGTATTGATTTTTTGGTCTGGTGCCCCTTTTGTTGCCGATGTTCCTGCCTTTGGTTTTACTTTTACATTACCACCAAATCTAAACAATTTATCTTCATATGGTTCTGGATTTGAAACTTTTCCATTCACATCAACCTCAAAATGTAAATGTGGTCCAGTTGAATGTCCAGTAGTTCCAATTTTTCCAATAACAGTTCCTGGATCTATTTTTTGTCCAGAAGTAACATTTATAGAACTTAAGTGTGCATAAAAACTACTCACCCCCCCTGGATGATTTACTTTAACTCTATTTCCATATCCATCATCTCTAAAACCAGCATCCGCAACAGTTCCTGGTTGAATAACACTAATTGGAGTTCCTTGAGGTAAAGGATAATCAATACCATTATGATTTCTTTTTCTCCAAGAACTATAACCAAATTTATCTCCCTTTGGACTTGAACTTGGAAGAGCACCACCAGTTGATTCTAAATCTTGCAATTGTCCAGGAGTTGGAGATGTTGATTGATCCCTTTCACCATATTCACCATATTCAGTCATTTTATCTTCAGTAGAAGCATTGGATGGTTGCTTTCCTGGCGCAGCACCCATACCACCAGCAATTTTTTCAAACTTACTTACAACTTTATCAAATTTATCAGTAATACTTACAAATGTAACATTACTTGCAGATGCCGCTTCTCTCTGCGTTCTTTCTTGTTCTTTTAATCTTGCGCCCATTTTATCAGCACCAGTAACTTTATCTGCAATATTTCCTCCAAGTTCTCCACCTTTCCATCCACCAGCAAGGGATCCAATAATTCCACCTATCAATGCACCAGGAGCTGCACCAACACCACCAAATAAAGAACCTATTCCTGCGCCTATTGCCGCACCTGCTTGACCACCAGCCCAAGCACCAGCAAGACCACCAGCAAGACCACCACCTGCACCAACTCCTGCCTGAAGATCTGATTGCCCTTCTCCCTTTCTTCCCATAAAGTCAAGACCAGCAAAAGCAACATTTAATATTCCACCAATTTTTCCAATTCTTCCTCTTGGTGCTTCTCCAAATCTACCACCTCCACTTCTTCCTGCTTGTCTATATTGTGCTGCAGTTTCTGCTGAAAAACCACCACCTTTTACTCCCTTTCCGTGCCCTGTAAGATATTCATACTCATTCATATCTGAATTTCTGAGTAATGCTCTATAAGCAGCAGAATTATTACTCGTTCCACCCTTACCAACAAGTCGTTTATAATCTCTTAAAGCAAACTTTTCACCTTTTGTTAGATTGCCTTTTTTGGTAAGATTTTTGATAATATCTTCATAACTTCCTTTGAACTTTCCTTTAGGGAGTCCAAATTTACCTTTTAAAAATTTTGCTCCTTTTCTAATTCCAAGTGCAGCAAGAAGTGATCCAAATAATCCACCTCCGCCTTCTCCACCAAGATCAGATCCAACAGAAAACTCAAGATTTTCTACTTTTTTTATCTTGGGTAACTTTATTTTTTTAATATCTTTATTACTTGCACCTAACCAATTTACAAAAGCATCATAATCTTTTGCCCTTTTAGATAAAGGACGTTTAGTTTTTACAATATTATTTGCAGCAGTTAATAGTGGAGAAAAAGGTTTAGTTTCCATTATCCGTCTACAATATTATAAACCATTCTTGAATATAATGTTAAAAAGTTATTTGGATTTGATGAAGGTAAAAATGGAGCAGTTGGTCCGTTTTGTTTTGGGGAAGGTGGTGTAGATATTTTTCCTCCACCTCCAGATGGTGCTGGTTGAACTTGTGATTGTTGTTGGACTGGAACGACTTGTATTGATTGTTGACCTGGTGTTGGTTTTGGTATTGGTGCTTGTGGTGCTTGACCTGGTACTGGTTTTGGTGTTGGTGTCTGTGGTGCTTGGCCTGATGCTGGTTTTGGAACAGTAACAATTCCTCCCTTTGGAACAGACGAAGTTGTATTTACTTGTGCTATATATTTTTGCCAATTTGGTTGAGTCCAACCAGAAGGAGATACAGAATTTTTAGATGTTTGCCACGAATAATGATAGTAATTTCCTTTAGTATCAACCATTGGGTCTTGACTAGCAACACGATTTTTCAATATTTCTTGCCCTTTAAAATCAGTTCTACCTTGAAGTTTTTCAAGTGCTGCTACCATTTTTGCCTGCCCTTCTGGAGATTTGAACATTGCTTCAAGTTTTGGAGAAAATCCTGGACGAGCACCACTTCCTGTAACTGCAGCATATTGTCCAGGAGCCATAATCACATCTTTAACTGAATTTCCTTTTCCGGAAGCCATTCTATTTAAAACTGAAGCTGCTACTGCATATGGGTCATCACCAGGACCAGCTTCACCACCAGCAACCATACCAAGATATTTGTAATCTTCATCACTAATTCCTTGTATTTTACCGCCTTTAACATTGCCAAGTGTATCACTTCCAGGACTTGGGACGCTTGGACCAGCATTAGAACTACTAGGACTACCAGCACTTGTACTACCAGAAGATTTTGAACCACCAGAAGAACCAGAAGGTTTTTGACTTCCCGAACCTTTTCCTTTCAATAAACTTTCAATTACTTTATCAAATCTATCTAAAATAGAATTGAATTTATCTAAAACATTTCCCGGAACTTCTGGTGTAGTATATCCAGGTTGAATATTTTCACTATTATCAGGTTGAGAGAGACCACTTATAGCAGCACCAGTTCCAAGAGCAGCAGCACCACCTAAAAGTAATTTACCAATTCCTCCACCACCACTTGTTAATGCTTTTGGCATTTTTGATATTAAATTTCCTTTCTGTTTTATAGCAGGACCAGCAATATTTGGTGGTCGTTTTCCTCCTAATCCAGGAACCAATCCACCAACCAATCCACCAAGTGCTGACATTATAGCACCAAGTAATCCTCCGCCACCGCCACCACCAGAAAGTCCAGATATTTGTTCTATAATTTTTAGTATTACTTTTCTTAATGACTTTGCAACCTCAAAAGTTTCAGAAAAAGTAGTTTTTAAATTATCTACATTTTCTCTAATTCTATCTAAATTTTTCTTTGAACCAAAGAAAGTAATAAAAGCAAGTGCTTCTTTGAATTTATCAAAAAATCCACCAAATGGTTTAAACCCTTTTTCTTTTTTCTCGGGTGTTTTTTCTTTTTTAGTGGTATTGAAGATATTATTTACTGAACTAGTATTAAAAATATTTGATGCTAAATTGCTAATTAATGATTTTAAATTATTTGGTTTTGGTTTTATATTTCGGTCAAATCCAACAATTTTATTTTTCGCACCAGAAACAATAGAGTTTCCTATAGGAGAACCACCAGAAACAAAACGAAGTGCTTGTTCCTTTGTTGGTTTTTGTTTTCCTATAATTTTTTCTGGATGTATTCCGCTAAATTCTGCTAAAGGATCTCCTCTTTCCTTTAGCATTGTTTTAGAA